CAAATCTAAGTGTTTCTGTATATGTTGGATTGCCTGGCAGAGTTATACGTCGCTGTACCACAAGCCCAGTAGCACCAAGTGTAATCTCGGCTCCAGCATTGTCGCTTAATGGGTGTGCATGGGTCGCACTGCCACCAGCCATACCTGGATTTCCACCATATGGGAAACGACTATTCATGCTAGGCAAATCAAAGGTAGTTGTGCCATCTCCAACACCGTATGCCGTACCAATAGCTGCAAACAATGCCGAGTAAGTTGATCGACTTACTGCTGATCCATCACATAGCAACCATCCTGATGGAGCAGCGTTTCCAGCAAACATCATTACCGATGCTGTCGGTGCTGCACCAGATGATGGTCCAGCCGCACCTTGTGGACCTGGAATGCCTTGTGGGCCAACTAAACCTGGACCCTCAGCATCCATAAACCAACGGCCACCAACTGAGACATAGCCGTTAGTACCACCATTGCTAAGGAATACTAAAGATAGTGAGCCATCTTGTAATGCATCAATACGAGCACCAGCATTATCATATGAAACATTCACGAATATATGCTCATATTTAGGTGGGAATGGAATACTTCCAGCAGCACACAGCAACGTATTTACCGATGTAGTACCACCCTTGATGAGACCACGTACCGTGCAAACACCATTCTTATTAAGTGTGAACGTCAAGCTAGCAAAGCCAGCACCGTAGTTCGCCCATGAATTGAGCAGCGTTGGAAATCGCCAATCACCTTGCGGGCTAGCAAGGACAACGCCATCTAGGCAAACCCATCCATTACTACCACCGCCAGTATATCCATTGAGATAGATATTGCCATTACTCCAGATATCAAGCCGTGCCATAGCTGTACCAGCGGTTCCAGCACAAGCAACAACAAACATCTGATTAGCATCTGGCCTAATATTGGCTGGTAGTGTAGCGATAGCCGATGGCTGGATTGAGCCATTTTGGATTGTACCGGATAGATGAACATCACCAACATTATCAACGTAATATCTAGCTGGCGCACTACTGTAATTAGTCCAGCCACTGCCTAATGTTAACGGCTGCCAATTCAATGATTGGGCATCATCAGCCATAAATGTTATGCCTTCAACACCATAACCACCAGCAGTAGCAACACCAATCCAGTAATATACTTCACCAGTTGGATTAATACGCCAACAGGCACCACCCCATGTTAATTCATAGATAACATAGCCAGGTCTAAAGCCAACAGGCAATGTAAATATGGGTGTTGTTTGTGATGGTGCGATGTTGTTAAAGAATCCTTCAAGAAATACACACCCAGCTTGATCACGACGAAATCGACCAGCCGTATATGTCTTACCAGTAGCATCATATCCAGCAGCGTTACGTACTGGCTCGCCAGGCTGAGCTAAATAATGCCAACCAGAATCTGATGGACCACTAGGTATAACAGTTTGCCATTGCGCGTCATAATCAGTATTGGATTTCTTAGCCAATGCTTGGCCAGTAGTACCGCCAGGTGGAATACCATTAAAGGCTGTCGGCGACTGAGCAATACTAAGATTGGCTCTATCGCATTGGGCATTCCCACCGCCACTAGGCAAGTTAAGCGTGACAACAAAGCGCATAAGACCGACACCAGATGGAATCATGAATGTCGGCGCTTGATAATGCGCCCATGTTGACGTCAAAGCTGTTGGCGCTAAGACATCATTAACAACTGAACCAGTTACAAAGTAATCAGGATTGCCACCAGGCGGCGCAGTGATCAATGTTAGTTGAACTGTTGCGCCAGGCGTTGGCGACTTTGCCCATACGTCACAAGTCCAAACTTGCCCAGGTGTGACGGCAATAACCTGATTTTCAAATCGCTGATATGACTGGGTTGTGCCACTAATCTGGGCACCATTCGCATCATATGAATTGGGGTAAATAATATGCGATATTGTTGGGTTACCAGTCTGCCAGTAAATACCCCATGCGCCTGGTGTATTCGCGTTTTGCCATTGATCAAATGAATAATCAACGAGCACATTCGCTGCTGGATTATCTGGTGGTCCTGGCGGTCCTGCTCCACCGGGTACACCTTGTGATCCTTGTGGACCTTGTGTGCCTTGAATTCCCTGCGGTCCTTGCGGTCCAGGTGGTCCTTCTAATTGGCCATCTTGATTCCATTGGGTGCCATCATAGACCCACATTATCCCAGTATCATAAAGGAAAACGTCACCGTTAGCGGGTGATGGAACGGAGCCAGCATCATTATATGGCTCGCCTTGCACATACCATTTAGTTCCAGGTGGTCCTGTTGGTCCAGGCGGTCCACCGGGCGTCCCTGGAACACCTTGCGCGCCTGTATCGCCTTGTGGTCCTTGTGGACCTAATGGTCCTTGTGGACCTGTTGGACCAGCAACACCAGCAGGTCCAGTATTACCTTGTGCGCCAGTTGCTCCAGTGGGACCGATTGGCCCAGTAGCGCCTGGCAATCCTTGCGCGCCAGTAGATCCAGCAGGTCCGGTAGCGCCAGTATTTCCAGTTGCACCCGCTGGTCCAGCCGGTCCAGTTTGCCCTTGTATTCCTTGCGGTCCTGTTGCTCCAGTCGGACCTTGCGCGCCGTTTGCCCCAGTAGGCCCAGGTATTCCTTGCGGTCCTTGCGGTCCAGGCACTGTTGACGCTGGTCCCGCTGGGCCTTGTGGTCCAATTGGCGAAGCTTCTAAATCAACCAACCAACGCATTGCCAATGAAACATAGGCATTCGTGCCACCTGATTGAAAACCTTGGAAGCTAAGCGAACCATCAATCATGATGTCAACGCGACAACAAGTATTTGCATTGGCACCATTGACATACAGATATTCATATCGAGGCGATACGCCAGGATTGGGGAAGTTATTAGCTGCTACAACTGGTGTTGGGATAGTGACAGTGCCACCCTTTATCAAACCGCGAGTAGCAGATACACCAAACTTATTCTGACAGTGTTGTGCTGGTGCCCATACAGAACCGTAGTTCACCCATGAGTTAGTTAGTGTCAAGTTTCCCCATGTACCACTGGGGTTCGAGATGACTATGCCATCTAAACTTACTGCGGCATTGCTGCCAGTGCTAGCAAAGCCCATGACCATAAGGTTGCCGTTAGCGTCAAGGTCAACCCTGGCTGTTCCACCTCCACCAGCACCACCAGCAGCAGCAACATATATCGTCTGGAAATTACCAGTCGATGCTAAACCAGCAGGCAATGTTGCAAAGAAATTGCCAACGCCAGTAGTACCACCAGCGATGCGTCCTGATAGGTGAACATCACCAGCTGGATCAACATAATATCGTGCTGGTGCATAGCCAGACATGTTTGTCCAGCCGCTACCTAATGTTAGTAGCGTCCATACTGGTGGCGATGCAGAATCCTCAGCCATATACTGACAATTATGGAATGCGACTGGCTGGCTCGTATTGCCAATGTCGCCATTGTAGAACACATCACCATTGGGATTGATGAGAATAGCGCCAGTGTTTCCACCACCACATTGACCAATCATTACAATGGGATACGCAGGTCTAAAGCCTGGCGGCATTGTAAAGACTGGCACTGTAGATGATGGCAACATAGAGCCAATAAACAAATCAATCCATACTTGCCCTGCACCATCACGTCTAATGCGACCGCGACCAAACCCAATTGCACTTTGTGTATATGGTGCCGCTGGAGATGCAGGGTTGAATGAGATATCCCCACTGACACCAAAGTAAAGCCAACCGCTATCTAGTGATGATGCTGCGCCTCCACCGGCGGCTTCTGTTATCCAGTGAGTGTCATAATCAGTAGCACTTTGCTTCGCTAATATCTGGCCGGTTGCACCCGCTGCTGGAATTCCTTGCCCTGGATTTCCTTGTGGCCCCGTTGGCCCAGTAGCACCAGCCGATCCAGTATTACCTTGTGCGCCTTGCGATCCTGTGGGACCTTGCGGTCCTGTCGAGCCTGTTGGACCTGTTGGCCCAGTTGGTCCTGCTGGACCTTGCGCGCCTTGTCCTACATAGGTTTTGCGCTCCAGTACGCCAACACGACCATTCAAATTGTCTAGCGCCTTTATAGGATTGGGAGGCAATGTGGCCATGTTTTCACATCCTTAGTACGGCATAAATGGTGGCTTGACTAAGGTCAAATTAACCTGATGATCAGCACCATCATCAGATAAAGTAAGGTCCAATTGGGTTATGCGGTAGTTGTCGTTGATGTTGATGCGACCACTTTTGACGATAAACTTTATGATGTCGCCAACCCATGCGTCAGCCTGATTAATCCAAACGCCTTTCTTTAGCTGGCATGTCCATGTCGCTGCGACTAGTTGCATGTTAGTTGCTTGCTGATTAGCGAACGCTACTAAGTGAGAATGATCAACGATACTTGGGTCACTTGCTACATTCATTAATCGACCTTGCGGGGCAGTCGCGATGCCTGCTGCATCTTGCACTATTGGAGTAAGTGCCATATCACCGCTAGCAAAAACAGAGTCGGCAAAAGACCCAGTATCAAGGCTTCGACTAACCTGCGCAACTGCACCGCCATACTCCATAACGAAAGTATTGTTTTGCCGATAGTAGAATGGCGAAACGGCTTTCAGGTTTAAGCCCAACAATGAAACTGGAATCACTTGCCAGCCAAAGCCATTCATGGACGCAATGACATCTTTAGCTGTACCGCCAACCAACGTATCAAAGTTAATTGTGCTTGTTGGCATCTGACTTGAATCAAGCGTTAACTGTGGCTGTATCCCAGGACGCCCCAATATCCAAACGAGAATGTCGTTCATGACTTTTGCTGATGTCACGCCACGCCACGATAAGGGTGCGCCAGGTCCAAGGATTTGCCGACCTAACCATTCACGATAATCAAAGCAATTTATCGTTGTCTTATGGCTTTGCTCATCAATTGCATCTGACGTTGTGCCAACGCGCCCACGCCAAAATAATTGGCCATACCGATAAACCCATACATCAGTTACTAGTTCTGTGATGTACTGGAATACCGTGTCATGGCCATCTAATATAAACTGAAACTTGCTCGCATCATCGACTAAGAAATTAAATTGCCTCCCAGTTGCATTAGCGATAGCGACTTGCGGACCAGTATTCCACTGCCCCGCAGCCATTGTCCATGGTGACTGTGTAGTAGCAGTCATGTCCTAGCCAGGCGCGTTAAAGTCATTTTCACTGGGACAGTGTTGCTATGCGCTGGATATGAACGTGTAGCCAAACTATCCTGATACACATCCATTTCTATTGCAGTACCAGCCGTTAACCAATCCATGCCGCTAAGAGTGTCGGCAACACCAGTAACCGCTGCATGCAAACTTTGACTAATGATTACACCAGAAGTCGCATTGTTGATTCGCAGACCAACACGCCCAGTTGCTGATGCATGCTGCACGGCACAATTGATTTCCCAGAAGCCATCAGTAGGCACCTTGACTTGCGCGCCAGTGATCGTAAATAAACCGTCTGGCTCACTTGATTTTGGATAAGCTTGCTTTGTCATTGTCAAGCCTGTCCACGTTGCATTGTTAACGTTTTGCACTGCCGCATGCGTTGCCACACAACGCGATGGTGCCGTAACTGGAATCCATGTTCCCCATACGCCACCGACTAAAGCTCGCGTCCACATAACCGTCGGTGCCGCTAATGTCATTGCCATTTGCGTTTGATTATTGGCATCTTGCACAGCGACATACAACAGAGAACCACTAGCAATTGATGGGGTATTCGCGTCTCCAGTACCGATGTAGTAAAAGCCGCTATGCATAATCGCATTAGCATCTGGAGCATGCACTGCTAAAGGATTGTTTGACGCATGCGGCTGAACATTTGTAATCATGTTAGTGAGGATGTTCACCCCACCAACAGAACGCAAAATCGTTGCCAAAAGTATTGCGTCATTGGGTGTCGCGGGTATTACCGGCGTCGCTGCCTCTTGCCCCGCAATCGCTTGAATTGACCAGCGATAGTTATGGGTATTTGTTATCTGGCCATCTTCGATGACAAGGCAAATGATGTCGTAACGCTGATACGTTACTGGCTGACTTGGAGGCTGCACATTGACAGTCGATGGGTTATAAACGAGATAACTACCCTGATTAGCAATGGTAGTTCCTGGGATTATTGCAGTGCCTAGCGAGACATTGCACGTAGGATCACCGTTGCCATTTTGGGTAACATTGAATTCGCCATTGTTAATGACGCCTGGCGATGTGAATACAGCGCCAATCAATGACCTAAAGTTTTGCGAGCTATAGCAAATTTGCGCATCACCTGGAGCTGGCTGCATCCACACTGGTGGGCTTGCACCATAGGCGATTGGCCCACTAGCCAAAGGCGAAACTTCTGGAGCCAGAGTTTCAGTTGTCATGGCTACTCCTAAATCCACCTATGGCGATATTGCATAGTGCAAGTGCCAGCAGCGCTACCGCTAAACGTGTAATTGATTTGATTCATACCTGGAGCCAATGTCAACCACGAGCTTTTCGTATAGTCATATAAACTAAGGCGATTAAGCGTGGGATCATTGTTCTCATAAATAGTGCGGTTATGACAGGCAATCCATAACACTTGTCCAGGATTTACCGTACCATTTAAGTAGATTCCCTGCTTAGTTGTCATGTTGATAATCGCAGGATTGACTACTTGCCCAACTATGATAATGATTGGGTAGACAACGACATTGCCTTCATTATCAATCTCTGTCGTTGTCCCTACATAGCCTTGTGGGATAGTGAACGCACAAGGATCGGCACTAAAGCAATACCCAGTGTTTGTTACACAAAGTCCACCAGTGCCTACTCCAGCAGCAATCGGCGATGACACTTGATCAGCAGATTCACTAACACCTGCTGGGGCTTTCCACGCTGCGCTCGCTGAAATGACAGGTCCATATTGGCGCGTCAATGGCGACGTTAATGTGTCACCGCGTAATTGAATTCGACGCTCACCGTCATAACCATTCTCTTGAAAGTAAATCCATGGCCGTCGTGATGGTGCCGCAAGTGCGCGAATCTTATCCCATATTACTGCGGGATAAGGCGCATCCTGTGTCGGCACAACATAGCCATTCCACGTTACTGCTCTGTCACCCCAGAATTGCGTAAGGTCAGTTACCCCATCGCTATTGGGGTTATTGTTCTCGACTGCTCTGGGTGCTGGCCAACCATAATCAATCGAGCCAGTGAATATCGGACCAGCGCAAAAGTGTGGATCAGCGTCATCGTATTGCAACTGGATTGATTCACCAGTAATTTCGTCAACTAATCGCGAGGTAGTAGCCATCAGAGCCTACTTGCTACTAAGGCAGCTTCCAGCTTTTGCACAATAGCTGCTGGGGAATTGTGCCCAAAGTCGATAGTCGCATTAGGGAATAGATTGATGATACGACCGCCTGCACTATGCCCAGCCAGACTTACTCCATGACCACTAATCTCAGGTATTGCACCAGCCGCCATCATGCTGGATGCATTCGCTACTAGATGCTTATTCTTAGTGATGCCACCAGCCATACCCTGCACTACATTAAGACCAATCTCTTCCATCACCTTAGATGGTGACAGCATCTTTAAGACTTTTCTGATTGGAGCAGGGATGCTATTAACGACAGTGCTTGTAACCGCTGAGACAAGCGAACCAGCCATACTAGTAATGCCATTAATCAAGCCCTGGATAACACTGTTGCCAGCGCTAATAAGCCATGATCCAGCACCGCTAACGGCATTGAGCGCATCCTGTCTCAATCCGCTTAAACCGCGACTGATAGCCCCACCTACGGTGCCTGCAAGACTGCCCAATGCACCCGCTATTCTGCCTGGCAAACTTTGGAACCAACTAGTCGCACTGCCAACAAGGTTAGAGATTGCGCCTATCGCGCTATGCCACATTCCAGTTACAAAGCCAACGACATCGCTAGCCATACGACTAACAAAGCTTGAAACATCACGCCAAAGCTTCTCAAAGAATGGGGCAATCACATTCCAGTGTTGAATGATCAGCAACGGTATGCCGATAAACGGCATGGTCGCAGCAAGGATAATTGGCCCATATTTCTTGATGATATTTACAACAGTCTTCCAAGTATCATCAAAGAATTTGATGAAGTCTTTGAATGCACTAGTTACGGCATGCAACGCATCCATGAAGTATTGCTTTAGATCATGCGCAACCAAATTGACTAAATCATGGAACGGCTTGATCTTCATGTATGCCAGGATAAAGCCACCAGCCAAAAGAGCAATACCAGCAACGATAAGGATAATCGGTCCCAGTGCTGCATCCTCTGATAAGCCCAAAGCGACGTTAACGCCAGTCGATATCTTGGCGATAGCGTTTTGCAGCTTTTCTATTTCCATGAATTCTTTGAATGCTTTAACGCCTCTTCCTAGCTTGCCAATAATGCCAGACTCAATGATTGCACCGAGACCCATCATAACTGGCCCAGCAGCTTGTATCGCCGGACCAACCTTTTGCCCCACAGTAGAAGCGAAATCTTCGATTCTTGCGCGTGCCGCTTTCATGTGTCCAGTGAATGTATCGGCAGCTACGCTTGCCTGTCCAGCAAGCTTTTTAGCTAAAAGATCAGAGGCAGCGGCACCAATATTGGTGTTCGCAGTCATGCCCTTTATTTCTTTCTGTAAATCCTTTGCTTTTATAGTGTTCGTTGCGATCGCTGCTGTTAACGCCGCGCGCGTTGCTTTATCCTTTGTATTTATTTTTTCCAGTTTCTCTGTCTCGATTGCTGATTGAAGCTTTGCTAACGCATCTTCCTTTTCTTTCCTAACGCCAGTGTCAGAAAGTTTATTAATCTCGGCAGTAGTAATCCCATACTGTTTAAGCGTCTTTGTATTGCCGTTCATTACTCTTGCGACGATGCCTGCAGCATTAGCTAGGCTGACATGTTTTTGGGAAGCAAGGTCAGTTACTAACTGCATGTTTTTATATGACTCAGAAACGTTTCCAGTACGAGATACTAAGACACCCATAGCCCTAGCGGTATCTACTGCCGTATAACCAAAGTGCTCTTCATGATGGATTGTCTCTTCTGTTTTCTTGCTGTATTCATCCCACGAACCACCAGCATTTACAACGACATCCTTTAGCTGGCCCATGGCGATTTTATCCTTATCACCCATGGTTACAAGCAATGTTCCAGTGGCTGTCGCAGCGGCACCGACACCCAAAAGGCTCTTGCCTACCTTGCTTTTCATGCCTTCTGTTGCAGTGCCGAATGTGTCCACCTTATCAAGCAATTCTTGCACTGGCGCTAACGCTGGACTAAACGATGACATTAGCGTGCCACTCATTGCCTTAAACGCAGTGCGAGCACGGTTGGAAGCTTGCTCTGATTTTTGACCGACTTGCTTTTCAACCTGATTGCCAGTGTTCGCTAACGCTGGGGAAAACTCATCTTTCATCTTAACGTTAATGAAAGCTTCGCCAAGAATTACCATGAGATCACCCCTTTGCAGACTGGTGAATCTTGATTCCCATTTGAGCCATCATCGCTGGTGACATCTTGAAAGGCTCTGGTTCCACCTTTATGTTGCGCTTGATCATCTCTGCTTGCACCATGTCACTAAGACGCTTATCGACTATCTCGCGAGCCTCAACCCTGGATATCTCGAAGTTCATTAAATCCGAAATAATCATGCTGTAGCAAACGTTAACCAATTGCCTCGCATTCATCTTGTATGGATTTTGCCCTGCTAATAACAAGCGACCTTCTACATCTTGCCAATTAGCGCGTGCCCAGCCGAATATGACTAGGCACTCTAAGTAGGGCGGTCTCCATATTCACCAGCTAACCATTCGAGAATTTCCCCCAGTGTTTCAATGGGAATCGCCGTATCAACGTCATTGATCAATGTCTTGAATCTCGCTCTGTCATAAGGCATTAAAGCCCCATCAAATAAACGAATCAATTCAGTAGACTGTATGCCAATTTCTGCATTCATTGCCGCTGCGATTTGCAATAGCAAACCACCAGCAACACTTGGGCGCGCTTGAAATTTGTCAGTCTGCTCAACAAATTCGTCATTGACCATGCGATCGTAAGTAACCTCGAAATCCAACGGTGGCCTCTTATCGCGAGGCGCTTTAAATTGCTTCGGCATTATCCCTCCACCGTTAGATGCAAGTTGTCTGTCAGATATCGATTAGGTGATGTTCCAGGATGTTGCACAACCATCGCTAATGCAAATCCGCCAGGCGCCCACGCTGCCGGGAATCGCAGAATCTTCGCTACTCGTGGGCGAATCTCATGCGGCTTAGTACCCTCATGATGCATAAGCGCTATTGGATGCTGACTTCCTACTTGCGCTTGAGGCATACTATCGGGATATTTCCCAGGCATAATGCGTTTGACAATGCTATCGCGAAGATTGCCGTAGCCTCCACCAGCGTGAACATGCCCCATGCGTATTTGATTTTTCGCTGCATCTTGCAAGACAACACAACGCTTAATCAGGTAGACCATTGCCATGCCATCAGGTCCATCCAAGATATTGGCAAGAACCTGATTATCAATGATAAAGGTTATGTTCTTGCTATTGTTGGGTCTGCCGCCAATCATTAGCCTACCCACCCTGTAGGATTCATGACAAGCTCAACTGAATACATAATCTGATTGGCAACAAAGCCACCCATTGGGCCAATTGTATTCAATTGCCCCACAGTTGTGGGGATATTGCGGGGTACTACGAGATGCTGCGCATCGATGGCCTCCAATGATTGACGCAAATACATCGCATCATTCATCGTTATTGCCGATGTATTTTCCATGTCTTGCACGTCAGGCGCGCTACCGTCATCGTTGATTGTTGGGCAGCATCTCACTAACGTTATAAAATACTCGGCTGACCTGCGCATGATTGCATGCATGATTGGTCGTGGAGAGTCTTGACTTTGAAAGTTGGTAATGATTCTCGATAGATGAATCGTCAGTTGCTCGCAGTCAAAAGCTACGTCCATGCCAGGCGCGCAATAGACACGCTCTGGGATAGAACACCCCAATGACGTAAGCTGATTCTGCGTCTCAGTCAAAAGACTTTGCGCGAATACGTGAAGATCCATCAGAATTCAACCGCCTGCTTAATGCCCTTTTCGTTGACTAAATCAACCGTTGCCGTGTATCTCTGTCCAGGCGAATACTCGACATACTTGTGGACAGCTAAATTAGTGCTGCCTGCCAATGGTTCGGCTTCGCCATCGCCCCAATCAACAACCCATTCTTCACCGCTATTGTTAACGGTGATTCTTATCGCGCCAGCAACTTTCTTGCTGTATTCAACACCAATAACGCCTTCCCATCCAGCAGCACTTTTGCTAGGTTGTGATGGGGTAAACGGGTCCATGTATGTCATGATGCTGGCCATGTCTGACGACGACCAATATTGACAGTATCTGGACTGAATACCATTGGCTTCCTTATCTGATGATTTGGATTGAATGACCTTAAAAACAAGTCAACTTGATACAACCCAGTAAAGCCATCTTTCATAAACGTCATAGGGTCTAACACTGCAATGCTGACTCCCTGACGAGTTATGGAAGATACGCGCGATGGTAGTTTGCAGCTACCCGCTAACGCTGGTGTCATGGACTTGTAAATCTCGCTTGCTAATAGCGTCGCTGCGTTCGAGCCTGCTTGCGGTGGATCTTGGCCGAATGTGAATGAAACTGCGAATGTATTGGATTCATCCGTAGTTCTCGATAAATCTTGGCATGTCGGCCAACCTGAATAGTCTTGACGGACAAGCCACTTTCCATCATCGACTCGGTAGTCTGCTGGATCCAATACTGCTCCATCAATCATCACACTTTCTACGCTGATAATTGGACTTCTACCTAAGCCGATAGTATGCGGGTAATTGCAGCCAGTGAATCCGCATCCGTAGCAGATTCCCCATAGCCAATTGGCGTTAAAGCCGAATCCCCAGCTATTAGTGCGCATTCTCGATGACCACATATGATCAGGGATTTGTTCTGGACGAGCAGTTGGCCTAACATCCGCTGACAAGCTTCCTGGATATTGCCTGCCAGATAACGCATAAAGAGTTTCGCTTGCTACTTCCACCGAGTTATCAAGACGCGCCTGCCCAGCCGTGTCATCAGCCGCAGGCGCATCATTCCCCAATAAATCCGATACATTCTGCGATGATGTCCACAGTTGAGCAGGCGCAGTCATGATAACTTTGCTCCCTTCTATTACGGTGCTTGCCCCACTTGCCAGGCAGTGCCATCCCAATAGGTATGGCTGTTGTCGCCGAGCACAACGTAATCGCCAGTAACCCATGCAGTTGTTGGCGATGCAACAATTGATGTGCTCATCTGCGAGAAGTTGGCCGGTGGAGACGCGCCTGCTGGCGTCCATGTTCCAGGTGTGCCAGCGGTTGCGCCTGTCGCAACTTGACCTGGAACTTTTTGCATGCCTATCTGAATGGTAGGCAATGTGTCGTCATACATGACCTGGACAACTTTACTGCTGTCGAAAGGCCAATCTCCCAGCGGACCATCGCCCCACGACGGATTCTCGATTGCGAATCCATCAAAGATTGTGGCCATTGAGTTAATGTCCACAGTGCGATTGCCTTTGCGCAAATACATACGCGGCCACAGCCAACGTAGATACGGTTGCCCTGCTGGCTGATATCCGTCCACGACATAGCGTGTCCACGCTTCTACGCCAATGCCATTGGGTGTCGGATCAGTCAACAATGCCGGGTACTGGAAGCCCATGACATCGGTGGGCTGTGCTGTTGCGTAGAAGATTTCCCCACCAGTCATTAGCACTTCTAGCTCTGGGTCTGGAACACAAAGCTCTGTCTCAATCGTTAGACGCTTGAGTAAATCTGGCGTCCGATAAACAACGCACAGATTGCCACTAGCCCCACGATTGCTGATTTCTTGCCCCGCTTCGATATCAGGGTTGAAATCGATTTTGACAAGCTGATCGCTGGTATACATGTTGTTTCCAGCAGCAGGTGATCCATCAAAATCAAGAGCCGTTACTCTGATAGCCGCACATTGTAGTGAGGCTCCAGCCTGATTCGCCATGCTTTTTGCCTCCCCTCACAATGTGATTGTTGTAGAAACGCGAGCGAATGCAACGCCATCCCACGACGCGCAAGCCATTCGATACGCACGAGTTTCCACAGTGTTTGTAACCTTGTTTAGCGCTTGATACATGTCTCCTTCTGGCCATGGAATAATCGAGCCGATTCTTACATCCGTTATTCCAGTTGCATAGATGTTGAAAGTACCCGTCGGTGCAACTGGCGGGCCACCCACCGAGCCAGGGTATAAACCATACCCAGAGCCAGGTACGAGAATCGTATCGCGAACAGTGAGAAGCAAATTACCATCTCGGCGCATTGCTCCTGCGGGTAGGTAAGCCGAAACCCACGCTGGCATATGGATAATCCCACGTCCACCATATGTCATCTGCGAGAGATAAGACTCGCAAATTGCGAGTGCCTCGACTACCGAAGTAGCGGTATAAAGATCCACACCGCTGCCTTGCTCTAAATACAAGTTATGGTATCCAGCAGCCTGCGTTAACAAGCCATGCCATAGCTCGTATTCAAGCAACTTTGGCGTTGCTGCATCGAGTAATCCTTGGGCGCGCTTCTGGTGTTCTGCAAGATCAGCGCCCATCGCTGAGCATGTGTACTTCGATGACAGAATGTATGGCGTCCAGAATCTTGCCGCCGCATTCTTTGTAACTGGAACAGCGATATTGTCTCCAGCACAAGCATCATCAATGTTTAGTTCACCATCGCTCAGCGGTAAATAACTAAACCCTTGCTCCCATCTAACATCCGCAGTATCAATGGGATTTCTCGATGATCTAACGAGATTCACTGGCGATTGAGTTAGTGGCGCAGGATCGCTGACACCAGCGAATGCAACCATTGCACCCAATCCGAATTCAACAGTTTCTGTCATCATGGCCTCCTAATTACCATGGGGAGGTTTGATGATCAGCCTGGAACGTCGCCAGTATTGACGGTACCAGCCGAAAGTCCAGTCGGCTTGCATGTGATAGTGACCTTGAGAGATTCGTTGCCACGCATGGCCAAACCCTCAAAATCCTCGCGCCAGATTTCGTAATCGTTGGTGCTGTTGAGCGTGGAATCCCGAACAACGCCAAGGTCAATCTGCCCGCCATCCAAGAACTGGAATGTGCCTTCTGCGAACAGATACGCGACGAATGTTGCTGGCCACAATTGAGCAGGTCCAGCAGCGGGCGGCGTCCACGGTGCTGCCAGAGTTTCTAGCAGCCAGATAGGCGAACAATTGCGCGCCATAAACCACGCATCGATATCAGCGTCACTGATCGCAAGCGGATCGCGATTGTCAGTGTCGTGCGCGAGTTCCATCGCGATGTCTGCTCGCATCATGTCATGCACCCAGTCAGGCAATGCCATACGCAGTACGGCATTCGCCAAACGATGCCGATATTCATACGACGAAATGATGCGATCGAGTGTCGTAAGAATCGTGCGCGCGGCACCCAAAACATCAGTAGCCGTAAGGGCAAGACTCGCTGCATCGATCGCAGTAACCAACTGCAATTCAGCAGTACGAGCAGCCGCAACATCCAGCAATGCCGTTTGCGCGGTAACTTGTTCAGGATTGAATTTGCCCAGCATATTGCCGACTTTGACACACACTGGGATGCCGTAGATTTCGGCTGATGTGAAAGGCTCACATACAACAGTCATGCAAGCCTTTGTTGCAGTACCGGCCTGATCCATCGCAACAGTCCATGGGACTGGCGGGGTGATCGCCGAGAGCTTTGGCGGCACCATGAATTGCACGCCACCGCGCGATGCACCGAAATTCGGCAATGCCGACTTCAATGGACGCACGGTATCGCCGATGGTCTCCACCGTGTAGTCGATGGGCAATGGTGCGCAGATTCCACCATATGCCACAAGGGCTTTCGGCGCCATCGCTTCACGGAACTTGCGACTGTTCACAGTCGCATCGTCGCCCAGTTGACGCTCTTCTGGGAATTCCTTGATAACCGATGCAACGAGAACATCGTCAGGCGTTCCACCGCGACCCAAGCCGTGAAGCTTGCGAATGATTGCCTGCGACAGTTGATCACTGGTAGTGATTTCTTGTCCGACACCAAAGCCTGGAATATCGCCAGCAGCGACAAGGCGTGTCTTAACACGCATGCCATTGTTGTTCTTTGCTGGAGGATTGCCCTTGCCAGCAACGCGATTCAGGCTTGGACGCTTCGGCTTCGCAGACGCCGCGACAGGCTCTGTTGCCTTTGTCGAAGATGAATCTAAACTGGAATCAGTTTCGTCATCATCTTCATCAGAATCAGAATCGCTACTGTCGTCGCTGCCAGAGTCAGCAGAATCCCCAGTAGGATCAGGATGAACATTGGCGCGCAATTCAGCAAGAGTTTCGGCAGCTTCTGCCTCAGCCGTTGCTTGCGCTTCTTGGGCGGCTCTGACATCTGAAATGGCTCCACTGATACCATTGAGATCAGTCAGACTCCCACCGTCACTGTCTGCCTTATCGAATGCATCGATAAGCTCTTGCTCCAAGGCAGCAAGCTCATCAGAGGACAATGTCCCCAGATTCGCAAGCCTTTCCTCGAATGCCGTTCTCCACTCTTCCACCGCTGATCACCTTCCAAACGTGGTAGTTGTTTACAACGTTTGGCAATAGGGATCAATGTTCAAAGCTACGTGAGAACCTTGATCTTGCTTGCCTGCTAAGCCATTGCTACGCAAGGCTTCGGCAATTGTAGCCTTATTTAATTGGACGGTGTACTTCATTTCTCAATGCAGTGCGAGCCTGTCGTGAAAGAATTTCTGTTGCTGTTGCAAGTGTTGAGTCTTGCTTTGCCTCCATAGTTTGCCCTTGCTCTGTCGATAGTTTCTTCATCCGATCACGCAAACGAATAACGTTCGTTGGCGTCATTGCACCAGCAGCAACCAATGCGACTGGACGTCCACTCGCCGTCCTTGCTTTCGGACGCTTGATTGGGAAGCCTTGAACATTAACGGCCAAAGCCGCAATCAATTCGAGATGTCCACCAATTTCTCGCCAGTCGCCAGACAATGCCGCGCCTCGCAAACGTCGTGGAGTAAGCTCATCAACGTCTGGTCTGAGAGCGCCAGCAACCCATATGCCGTAAGGGTCATCTCCAACGGCAATGTCAGCGACAACAAGTCCAGTGTTGTCATAGTGCGCCTTTGAACTTTCGGGACTCTGCCAAATTTCAGCATGCCCGGTATTCATCGTGATTACCCCAGTAGGGATTGATGATCCGTCATCAGACAGAACATATCCAGTAGTGAAGTATGCATAGTCAGATGCACTATGGGGCGCCCTCATGCAACTATCGAGATAGCCAATATGGCAATCCGTCCACGCCGCAAGATGGCCATAAATTTGGCCATCTTCGGTAACGGTAATTGGGTTGATTTCATCGAACATTGGGTCTTCAAACCACTTGCTCGGCGGGGTAATCGGTGCAGCCGCAGCAGCAGTCAAACCGCTAAACACTCTTGGGGATTTCTGCATAACGTGCATACTCGGCCACCTTTCTCCATCGTATCCGGCCGATGCTGCCATCGCAGTTTCCCCAATGACTACATAGGCATCCTCGAATGCAGGGAATGGGCAGATTGTTGCGCCCATGATTCGCCCGCTGATAATTTTCTCGCCAAGCGTCACGCCATCGGCAGAGGCAGTGAATCCGAAAAGCAAGTCGAATAAATCCCAGTCGTCATTGTCCTCGACTTCATTGCCGTCAGCATCGATCCACACTAGATCGCTTACGGCGTCGCCGATATCTGCGCTAACGCCTCTTAGCATGCCATCGCTAATAAGGCGCGCGACTTCTTGGGCATCAGCAGCCGTATCAAATTTCCCTTGTGCAGAAAGGATTGATGTGCCTTCTGGATATGGCTGGCCAGTGCGACCATCCACCGCATCTGGGTCAACTGGCTTACGCTCGATGCCAGTCAATTTCCCAGCAAGGCTCGCGCCTTCATGGCCATATCCGCCGGTAGTCAGTTTCGCCATAGCTGGTAAGGGCAAACTTCTCCAGCTAAGTGCGTCGTTGTTGATAAAGCGACTGTCACCAGTCCAGACGCCTTCCATCAGCATGATAGGCATACTGAATGTGTTGTCTGATGTCTGATCCTGTGGGTCGGCATTGTCAATAACGCCGACAGACTCACCATCAGCAGTAACGCCCGATGATTGCAAGTCTGGAGGCTCTGCGCCTGAATCCGCGATATGCTTTGACAAGTGATTGTAAACAGCGGTCTTTTCGTCCGCCGGGACACTATGTCCACCGCGCGCACCATTCAATGCTGCAATGCCCGATGAGCACGCCGTAGTGTTTGCTGCGCCAGGCGTCCCATCAGCATTGATATTGTGATGGGGAAAACTGTAGCTGGTCTTTGCGTCAGGATCGCCACTGGGATCAACGTATGCATGTGCCCCGCGTAAATCAGATTCGTTAGCATTAACAGCCTTTGTAGCTGCGCCACCATCCCAGGTGCCAGTCGCATCAGTCGCAGTCGAGTGCGACCTAATGGGATCGAAAGTCTTTGTTTCTTTGGCCATTGGATCTCACTCCTCGCTTTGGCTTTCTGATTCGCTGCTTTCTGGTTGTGTCCAATTGACGTAGAAATCGCAACCGCAACCATCATGATCACCTGGCATGTAGTAATCACGATCAGGGAAATCCCCAGTGTTTGCAAGGACATCGTCCGTCCAGCCGTTAAACTCTGTGCCATCTAAATCAGCATGCGGCTGAAATGGATTAGGCACATAACCATGTACCCACGTATAGCTGCCAACGTTTAAACCGTTATCCGATAAGGTGTCTGTAACAATCGGCCCAGACGTTATGCCAGTCATCGGCGTTACCGTCGTGGGATCACTATCGCCAAATTTCACGCCAGGGCTATTAGCGGTGGGTTGTCCGCCCGCTCTGCTGATGGCCTCTTTGATAAGATCCCACGGCACTAATTGTGTCGTTGTTATCTCTTCGGCTTCTCCAGCGACAGACGCCGAGTCACTGAGATATCCCTTTGCTACTTGGGACAATCTCTGCTCAAGCCAACCCCAACCAGCGTCAGCACCCTCGCTCAAACGATCAGCCATATCAACGAAATCGCCGGTGGGCATCTTTAGCATTTTGGCAATTGCATTGGCCGTATCAATGCTGGCAGAATCCATATACTCTTGCCACTCAGTTTGCAGTTGTCCCCATGAATTGCTGAGCAAAGTCTGCTCATCAAGTCCAGCAGCAGCGATCATCGCATTGCTAATCAGGAAGCAAAGCTCAATGTTTGAATGCCCCATGCACCATGCTCGCCCAGATGCTGTCTTACCAACGTTAGTGCGAATTCGCGCGCCAGCCTTTTCTAATGCTCGTGACATTGCCCCATTAGCGGCAGTCTGAATCTTCGCTGTTAGATCAGATTCAATGCGCGCTAATTTGGCATTACCTGCTTTTATATGGGAGTCATCTGCCTTAGTTGCTGCGACTAACGATGCAACTGTCGGTGCTGGACTAGGCGGATTCGGCGTTGTTACTGGAGCAGGATTTCCTTGCTGTGGTTGACCATTTTGGGGTGGACCCTCACCAGAGCTGGGAGGCGATATCCCTGATGAGGGTCTCCCAACTGGCGCGCCTGCGGGATTTTGAGTCGCGGGTGTGCCAGGCGCAGGAACTACAGCGCTAATATCGAGCGTTGTATCCATCCGCTTAATCAATTGCGCTGCAATTGTTGGATCAAGCCTTGTTTGTTTAACGACAAGTCTTTCTAGAATTTCTGTCTCGCTCGGTGCCATAGTCTCAGGGAAGCCCATGGTGTCGCGCAATCCCTCTTGCGATAAGGCCATTCTGTCGTAAGCCTGAATCGCATCTTGACTGCGATCTGGGTGCCTCACAAGCCGCGTGGCATCATGCCATATCAAGACACGATTAACCCATAAAGGATCTAGCCCTTCTGTCTCTGCGAGCATCACACGCAAATAGCCTGCGGTAAGAGCATCATCCATGACGATAATTAGCGGCTCGATATGGTCGCTAAACGTATCATCAGAGACAGCCCATGCCGTCCAGTGATTGAGATCAGCCTTACCAGTAAGCACTTCTGCTGGAAGATCGATGCTCGTTGCAATGCGCTCGATTAGCTCGACTCGCTTTTGAGCATTCGCAGCTTCTGGACGCGAAATTGTTACTTGCCTAACGGCTGCAAGTGCGTCCATTGGTCCGCGAACGATTAGCGGCACGATTGCGCTTGCACTGCCTTCATCCTGTATCGCAGTCATAGCAGCCGAGATTAACTCTTGCATAAATGGGTCTTGCTCTTCATCGTTGGCATCTTCGGCAGTGCTGGATTTTACGACGGTAAGACTGTCAGGCAAAAGCAGTAAACCGTTATTTGCTAAGCGGCTTCTACCGCTAGCGCGAACGTCGCGCGACAGAATTAATAGCTCTTCGCAGATGTCGAGAATGGCAGCAAATGGAGAGTCAGCTAACGCCTTGATACGCGGGTGTGGATACCAGAGTCGCGAATAAAAAGAGCCGCTAGGGATAGGCTCTCCAGAGCCAGTCATGCCAGCTTCCTTGACTAAGATATCCCCATCATTTGTTGCCTTAACTTCACTGACGCTGCGTATCTCCCATAGCTCATCAGGGTTGTCTTGTGTGGGGCATAGCATCGGCGGCCAACCGATAAGACTGCACTCTCCAGCTACCTCGAAATTCTCGGTAACGTCACGCAAAAGCCCTGCCATTGCTGATGGATTGGCAGCTAAGCGCTCCATCGCATCGGTAGCAGCCGCTAACACGTTTGCCGGGCATTCGTCGATTTGTTCAAGCGGTATTGGATCTAACTCGCCTGGCATGTATGCCGCAGGGAATAGTTTTACGCGCCTGGCAGCATTGCCCAAGTATGTCGTGGCATAACGCAATTCACCTACTGAATCGCGATAAGCCCAGGCATCCTCTTGCCATGCTTGCCTAAGCTTTGTCAATCGCGCGGCTTCTGTGCGATTAACCGTCGTCCCATTGATTATGTTTGTTGCGCTCGCCATAAGCGCGCGTTGTTGTCTTTTACCGTCTGGCGCAGTGCCCCAAAAGCCTTGTCGCCGTGGAAGAGTTTGCCCTTGCTGCTCTGGGGCTTCATGCTTGCTTGTTTGCGGGCGCGCGAATGGCAACACGGCATTGCTTTTATGCCCATTGTGTCTAGGCTCGTTGCGCTTCAATAGTGGCATGGGCTATTAACCTCGCTCACTTATTAAGCCAGCGATTGTGCTAATTGATAGCACCGCTGCAATCAAAATCCACCATGGGCGTGTCGCGTCAAAGTACGTCAAGACTGCCGCAACAATCGCGAGCCAAAAACTCAGGCACCATATGCAATTAACCAACGTAACAAGCGAACCGTGATAGTGCGCTTCCAACCTATGCCGCGATTTATCGCTAACGCTGTCTTGGGCGATGATGCGCGCGACGCGATAAACACCCAGTGCTGAAACGAGAATCCAGAACGTTAGCTCCCACGCGCTTGGGTTGCTAACGACAAAAACTGCTGGCCAGTGACCATGATTAATCATTGATAACCTGCCGTTACTTGCTGCGTTGCTGGGTGATTTTGTGCTTGTGGCACTGGGTGATTCATCATGGGGAAGTGTGCCGCTAGGGTTTGCTCGATTGGCGTGCGGTTATTGATTTCATGTTGTGTCGGCGGTAGTTGCTTTAGCCTGCTACCGCACCCGCAACCTGGCAACGCTTGGACGTGAATGTCCGCTGAAATAAGGCCAATCTCGACTGTTAGCTCGACGTATTGACGCTTACGCGGGTACCGTGGGTTAAGCGTGCTTTCGATTATGTCAATGATTGGCGCAGTGAAAACAAGCATTGGCTGATGGGGATATAACGCTTGTTCAACCCATACCTCAATGTAGGTTTGGTTAGTGCGCACTCGCGCACGTTGATAAAGCGTTGACGTGTCACCTGTTGTAATTCGCACGTCTGCGGGGTGAACGTCAATGTTGCGATCGCGCCAGTCGGTTTGGGTTGTCATCGCTGCTTCACCAGCCTTGTTGCTTGGCTGATCGCTGGATGAGAATGCCGTTGATAAAGCTGGACATTTCTGGGTGGTGGCGTAATGGCAATTTGCGTGCTTCGCATGCTGGGCCAAAGTGCATACAAAAATGCATCGGCGTTGTCTGGTGATCTGCCGATGCGAGATTTGATGTCTTCCTTAGCCTCAATCCATATCTTGCCTTTCTTGATAAAGTATCGTGGCTGCAAAAGTTGCGCTTCTAAGTCCATTTGGTTGTCAGCTTGGCTTGTGTCAATCATGCCATCTTGAAAGAGTGTTCTAGCCGTCCACCAAAGCTCGGCGCGCTGATTACCGTACTCTTTTGAATGTGGCGCCTGAGAGGCGTTAAACCCAGTAATCGTGGGTTGTTTGTTAGCGGGGAGCGACTGGATGGCCTCGTGTTGTTTCACGCTCGCAAGAATGCCAAAGCCGACCCCAATGCTGTCAATGATCACTTGGCTGGGCATTGTAGTAATGATTGCCCTAACAATGTGGTCAGTGACTTCGATGGGATCGGCGGTACGTGCGCGCCATTCAACCGTTGGCTTGTGAAGTTGATGGATGTTGTTGGTTGTGCTTGTGTTGCTATGGGTTGTAACAAGGCGAATCACTGTCTCATCGCCTGTGTCTGACCCAGCAACGTCAACGCCTAAAACCGTCGCACTGGTTTGGGGAATGGCGCTGACTTCGCTGGGTGGCTTGTTTGCCCTTTCGCTAAAGGGAATTCTTGCCTTTATCAAGTCATGCAACTTGATAACGCTGCTGGTGTCAATCGGTGGGAATTCGGCTTCAACCTTTGACAGCCAGAACGGATGTTGCTCGCCCCACGCCTTACGTCGCGCTTCAACCCATTCAGTGCTGAGCAAGACTTCCCTTAGTTCATTGGGGAAAGGTCTGCCAGTTATGGGGTCTTGTTTATCTGGGTTGCCCTCATCGGTAAAGTTTGGTGTGTCCCACGCGCTAATTTTGATGGTGTGATAGCCGTGCTTTATCGGATCATTGTGAATCTGAGCAAACAAAGAGGCTGGATCGTCAGGGTTGCCAATCATTAAAATGCGCGCATGAACGTTGGTCGCTAACGTCTCTGCCGCGTCAATCAATGCGTTGGGTACGCCTGATGCCTCATCAATGATAATCAGCATGTATCGCGCGTGCATGCCCTGGAAGGCAGCGGGGTTGTAATCCGATGGCTTGCGACCAACGCCCGCAAGATACGAGCCAATCCACCATTCGGTTTGATTCATGCGCCCAGGCAAATCGTAGTTCGCGTGAAGCTGGTTAAGCTCAACCCAGAGAATGCCCTTAACCTGCATGGCTGTTGGCGCAGTTGTGATAACGCGCGCTTGCCCAATGGGGTGAACGTCAAGCCATCGCGCGGCAGCAATTGCCGCAGTAAAGCTCTTACTGCTATCGTGGCACGCTCGCACAGCAACGCGATTGTGGACGGTTAGCGCCTCAAGTATTTCACGTTGCTTTGACCAAAGGTAGACACTGGGCAACGCCGTTTGCACCCAGTTTAGTGGGTCGTTAATTTGCGTTGCCTTTTGGGCTTGTTTTATGGCTTGGCGAAATGGAGCGTCGGCGTCTAGTGACTTTGGCTGCTTCATTGCGGTTTGCCGTTGGTTTGTTGGGTGTCGTTGGTTTGGCCGTTGGTTTGGCCTTGTGGCTCTGGGTGTTCTGGGTCAAGCAAGGCGTCGAAAATGGTTTGTTGAACCTTTGGGTCGGCAGGGTCAAGCTTGTTTAACAAGGCAAAGCGGGTGATCGCAAGAATAAGTTTGTCGGCTTGTTGCCGGGTAAACTCCATGTTGTCAAGCTTAATGCCAAGGCCAATTGCAGCGCTTGTGGCCTGGACTAAGTGGTGTCGCTCAGTCTGTAGCTCTTTGATTGCCGGGTGAGTGCTTTGCTTTATGGTCTGGGACTTCTGTTGCCTTTTGCGGTTAATTTCAAGCTGGTAAGCGGGGTGACCTTGTGGCGTGGGCTTGCCGTACCGCGTTATTTCGTGCTCTTGCAATTGGTCTTGCGCCATGTTCTGGAAGATGCTGTCTTTTGTTAGGTTGGTCGCGATGTAGTTTTCGAGCCAAAGAATGTGGGAGTGAGTGCGGCGGATGTCGTCAAGCAAGGCTTCTAAAGCGGTAATGTCGCTAGGCGCATTAACGCCATAAGTGTTGTGAAGATACTCATGGGCGACAGAGTCCCTATGAGGATCATAGAAAGGAACAATGTCGCCCATTGCTGACTGCCTTATGGCTCGCTGATTACCCTTGATTTATTGGGGAATTTGGCGATCGGATAGCACCCTGGGTAGAAGATAGCACCCTTTTAACATTGGGTCAAGAGGCAATAGTACGTACTTTAGTTTGGTTTTAGAATATTTTTTGGAAGGGTGGGGTAGTTAATCTGGCGATATCATGCGATCCATGCGCATGATTATTATTTTTCTGCATGCATTTTTGTATGGCACGGCACCCAAAGTTGTCTAGACAACTTTCAAATTGCTACCCAAGGCAGTACCCGCTATGTGTTGTCTACACAACTTGTCAGAGCGGCGTTGTTGACTCCAAGCCTCGCTTCTCTATCAACTTAGTATAGATTTCTGGGTGCTGAGTTACCCTGCGAACTAAGGTGATTAGGTGCCGCGTTGCGTCCATGGCATGCGGTCGTCCACGCTCCCATAGGTCATTGTCCTTTAGATAATCATCCCTAATCGTTGTCATTGCCAAACTCGGTTGTTGCAATATCCAACGTTGCTTGTCTAACCAAAGCAACATGCCTAGTTGATTCGCTACACGCACTGGACTTAAAAACCAACGCGCCTTATCAAGTCGCATTGGGATAAAGTCTTCGATCACAACAGCGCATGGGCGCAATGCTTTGATCATTGAGTATAAGTCGAATGCCTGTTGAAACTCATCGCCGTTTAATTGCCCTGTCATCCAAGGCCAATCGCAACACGTCATGCGGGTGTCTAAGTCGGAGCATGCCGCCCACCCAGTCGTTGTCCCTGGATCAATCGCAAACACACTTAGAATCATGGGGCAAACTCCTCTGGACTGGCAGAAATCCTTTTATAATAAGGCTAATCGGGCAGGCATTAGATACCCACAAGCTGGCAATAGTCACCCTGGCAGATAAGTGCAAATCGCTCCAGGCCTTATCCTTACTACCTCTAGTCACCCTAGACACCCTATTAGGTAAGTAGAGAATATATGGTTTAGAAGTTGATCTCCAAGGAAATTCCCTTGGGATACAACGGCTTGTGGTCCCAATCGATCTTGAACGCTCTACAGCATTAGGTATAAGGGCAGGGTAGCTATAGCTAACTAGCAAGATCAACTGACCTACTTTGCCCTAGTATTCCTGGCATCCAATCGATTCTCCATTAGTCACCCAGCCTAGTTGTTGATCATGAAACAGGGTGACTAAGGTATCTCTGACCTAGTTTTGCTATACAAAACGGTTATATACATTGTGTCGCTTCCATCAAACCCAGGGTCCAACTAGCTACCCTAGTCACCCACATCAAAGAATCACCCACCAACATAAGGGTATCTAAGCTACCTAAGTTAGTCTAGTCACCCTAACGACAAACCAAAGCGACCTAACGCCAAACCACACCCAAATTAGCCAACAACAACAACGCAATCATAATCGCGCGAGACACCATCATTAAGCGCACAATGTGCCACCCAATTACCAAGATTCTCGCCACTAACAAGCATTCGTTCTCCGATTGGTCCGCTGCCATGCCAGTGGATTGCCCCGCAATGTGGGCACTTGCCGCAAAGCGACGCCTCACGCAACTTACGCCCATCAAACGACGTCCACCGAATGTATCGGTTAACCGTGACATACATAATCGCACTAGCGCCACTGTAACTAGCGCCCACGCCCACGCCCACTGCTTCCACCGGCAATTCTGCCATCATCACTACCGCCAATCCATGTCCACGGTACGCGCCATGCGTTAACCTGCCGACCATTTCCCCATATGGCAGACGACGAGCGTAGCTTTTCATACCCGCGAGCGCCAAGTCCAACCAAAAGCGAACTAAACTTTTGCACGGTATTAATCTGCTCTGCACGTTCTGCGTCGGCAATCTCTGCCCATGAATGCCAGTTGTTGAATAATCCGCCAGTTGCAACAATCGCGCCATCTTTGCCAGCACTAGCTCGCGTCCACAAACCACTAGTCTCGAAATAAGCCGACAACGGATCACTACTATCCCACAAGGCTTGTGTTGCCTCGATAACCTTTTTAGCCTTAATTACAAAGCCACCCAAGCCTTCATCACTAACAACTAAGCCATTCCCACCGCGCACAATGACACGCAATAAGCCTTCATACATCCAGGTGAGAATAACGTCAGCCATTGGCGCCCATGTTTCGCCTGCTCTGCCAATAACCCTGTCTTTATAATCACCGTGTCTCAGTTTCACTCTGCCGTCTTGGACGCCACTGCGATATTCGTCTAGACCAATTACGCTTTCATCAACGAGCGATAAGTTCCACTGCACAATGACAATGCGCCCACGCAACGCCTCCGACACATCACCCCGCAAATCAAGATCTTTGTTCGTCATTGCCCAGAATGTGCCTACGTTTACGACTGATCCCCATGCACCATAAAGTCTGCGACCCATCATCTCTGTTTCACCAGTGAAAGTCTTTAATAGGTCAATGTCTAATGGTCTATCGCCGACTTCGGTTATCTTGATAAGTCGCTTATGACTCATCTGGGCAATAGCGCTTGACTTAGCGTTCGATCCTGCGCCAGAACCTCGCATACTACTACCGCGAGTCAAGATATCCCCAGAGATTTCATACGAATACTCGCCTAGTGCAAACTTCATGCCATCCATAAGCATTGACTTACCACTACGTCCACTGCCACGTAATACAATCAATGCCTCATCTAGTTTGCCGCGCAAACACAAGCCACCATATTCTTGCAGCATGCGCACGACGTCTGCGCCATCTTTATCTGGATGCCATTCATCAAGCATTTGATTCCAGAAGTCAACACAGATGTTCCACTTATCGCCCCATTTAGTTACACCAGAATCACCCAATAAAATAGACCCATTCGTTGTCAGCGAGCAGTATTGGTTACGTGCTTCCATGCCGCTAAGTAACTTGCCATTAATCAAGTCGAATACACCATTGGGCGTACCTAACATCATCGGATTGTTATCCCATATTTCATTGATGCCTGGGTCTAACTTGCACAATCCAAGATGGCCACACATCGAAACAATGTTGCCTATTCGCCCCGCACTTTGCGTTGACTTTGCCCATTTAAACAAGGTAACCGCTAATGCAGTGTTGCCATTATCTCTTGCTGCGATTGCCTCTTCTGCAATGTAGTTGCTAATTCTTGCGGCATGATCCCACACTTGTGATGTGCCATCGCGCCATTGAACGCCATCCCAATATAACCAACCGCGAACAGGATGATAGACAAGGAATGGGAAGTAATGATTGAGTCGATAAGCATTAGCCTTATCAGTGTTTAAATCGTCAACAGCAGCAGTATCCAAGAATGAGCGCGAGACATGGCCATACACAAACGACACAGTAAGTTTATCGGCTTTAGGTATTTCGCGGTCCCACATTTCAATCAACTTGTTAACGACATCTTCCTGGACTAACTCTGCGAGCGTCCATCCTTTGCGACTTGCTAATCGTCCAAAGTGATATGAGCCTTGCGCGCGACTGCCACCATGATTACGTGCATATTGCAATGACAACGATAACAATTCATCAATCTCTATAAGGTGAATCCCACTTACCAATACATTGTCAAGCGTTGGCTTCGACGACACAATTTCACTAATGCCCAATAGTGATCGTGCTGCATTAACGCCAACGCCTGCACTTTCAGCAGCATTCAATAATGGGCGACCAACACGCTCTCCATGTGGCGACTTTGACCATCGCATTAAGTCGCTAATATCCCAGCCGTCTTTCATGCCTGACTCTTGCCAACCAACTATCTGCCTAAGATCAATTGCTCTAACGCCAGACCAATTGCTACCGCCCAACAAGTCACTAGCGCGCCCAGTTTCGTCCTCTGCAACTAAACCGCTAATCATCTTCTCTAATGCATCAACGAATTGCACGCTGCCTAATCGTCCAGTGTCGTCAACGTCAAAGCACACGACGATGCCACGCAGATTCCCCAGCAAAGTAAGGGCATTCGCGCTCCCACCAAACTCGCGCAATAGCATCTCAGGTTGCGGGTGCGATGCCTCGCCATTGATTGACGTTGTCGCAAACCACCCAACCGACCGCAACTGCAAACAATCCCATTCACCCGCAGTAAACCAAAGCCAACGCTTTTCCCATGGCACACCACCAACGCCATTAGCGTTGCCCAAGTGATCTAAAAACCAACCAACGTCAAACAGTCTGCCGATTGGCTCGTTATTGCGTTCAATCATTCTTGTTGTTGCCCAGCCTGCTGTAATCCATTTGCCGCCACTAGGTCGCCATAGTTTTGCGGCATACCTAACACCATGGACATTCCACAATGGCAATACCCAACTACTAGTCTCGGTATCAAAGCCGAGACCAGCAATTGCCGTTAACAATTGCCCAGCGTCATCGAAGCCTCGCAATGTGCAAAGCTGCGCTAACCTTTCATCAGTTAACGCAGCCTCACACTTTGCAAACCATTCTTCGGTTAGCTGGCGGTTTGCCCATTCACCAGGCTTACTAGGCATAACAAGAAAACCCCCAACGAACTAAGGCCAAACTCAATCGATCAACTAAAGTCAGTCAACTAACTAAATTGATCGCGATGGTTTGAACGTGCGATTAGTTTCTCTTGCCCATGGGAAGTCGCATTGCTCATCGACTTTCTCCCACCCTTGAAAAGTGCAGGCATGCTGCGTGATGCCACCATCAATTGATTGCCGCGTTTTCTCGCAACTAATGCGTGGCTCTGCCCCAGTACCAATGATCCATGGCGATTGATCCTTTAACAATCTGCCCATCTCGCGAACGACATGCACGATTTCCCAGTTAAACATTGAGCATGCACGATAGTCATACACTGCGAGAAACTCCCGCAATGAATACTCGCACATAATGTAATTCTCTGTGCCTTCTGGGAGAATGTACCTTGCATCTTGATACGAGATATCGGCTTCGCACGCCATGCGATAAGCGCGCCTAGAATAAAACAATGCTTCTGTCCAGGCATCGATTAACTCTTGATTTGGCTCGCTAACATCAAAGCCACTAACGCCACCGCTTTCTTGCATTTCTCGCCATACTGACTCAGGTACGCGAACGTTTGCTGGGGTGCCATCGATGTCCACATACGATGTTGCGCGTTGTGATTGCTGGTGAAATCCAGCACGCCGTGACCTAACAATCTGGTGCGTGCAAGCGCGACTAACACCAGATACCTCGAAGACAATCACAAACGCTTCCATGACAGCCTGCAATCCGCCGCGCAAGATGTCTTCCCAATGCTCGTCAATAAGCTCATCACTTTCAACAAGCGATGGGTCATAAGTTTTTACGTCAAAGCCAGTTGTTGCATTCATTGCCCGCGACATTACCTGGGCGACTTCCCTGCGTGGCGGTAAACCACGCAATAACCTTACTTGAATCCCATCAATGCCGACGTGGTTTATCCCTTGCGCCAAAGGCGAAACGTGATGCCAACCTCCAGCCGCATTCTTGCTATGGCTGTTAAAAGCAACATCGCGCAGTAGTGGTCGTGGGTCCAATTCATTGTCATCTCGCGACCATTCACTATCGTCCATGTCATGGCCAGTATGCCTGTCGTTAGTGCTTTCATCACTCATTACTTTCGCCTCCCAGCGATGTTAGATCGATCCGCTAATACCAAAGTCTGGTAATTCGTTAGTGCCATCTACTCTGCCCCATAAGTGCAATGCCATTGGATGAATGTTAACGTGTACTTTCTCAGGCACAAACACTTGATAGGCATAACGCTTGCGTCCAAAGATTGCCCTATGCAATAAGGCTAAATCTTCATACGTTGGCATCAGTTGCTTACCATTCGGCTTCTTTTCCCATTTAACAACAGATGCATGCATCCACATGTTGCCTAATTCATCGCCGATAGGTTGCGGCGCTTCTGTGACAATGTATTCAGTCATTATCATGTCATGGGGCACATGCTCCATAAGAATCTTTATGCCTCTTATGCCAAATGCCGAATAGGCAACAACGCGCAAGCCAGCATTCTTTAGCACAATCTCCATGCCATTGTTAATTGTCAAAGCATTGTCAGACGTCATAAGAGTCTAACCATGCTGTCGCGATCGCTGCGATGTTTACCAATGCCCTTTCAATATCGCTCTTATCGCTAATGCCATTGTTACTACTCGTGTTAGCGATATGCCCAGTAAGTTGCGTGACAGATTGCATCAGCATTGACAAACGATCAATGTTAGTCATGTCAGGCGCATTGAAATCGACATGCTGGGCATTCATGATAACGCGAGCGCCAGCAATGGCATTCAGCGTTAAACCGCTACCAGCCTTGAAATCCGTTGCAGTCATGAGTGATTCTCCCTCGCTCAATCTCGGCTAATGACGTTGCTTTTCTTGCACGTTGTGCTTATGCCAGTCATTCATAAACTTGGAATACAATGCCATCATTGCGACTCGCTTATCATTGTTGGCATCGTTATCGTCATCACTCCCATGATTATCGAGCCATTCTTGCATTGCCTCTTGCAATACTTGCGCCTGCAATTCATCAGGCAGCAATTGTCCTACGTACGCCATAATGCCTCCCAGCAGTCAGTCAACTAACTAACATTTGTTTGCGACATCAACCCAAATGCCGCAAGTCTGATACCCGCGTCACACCGTAATCGCTCACCCAGCATAAGCCACTAATGCTGCCCATGAGCGCATCAGACTTCCCCGAATTTCATTCGTCGCTATCGCATGCGTGGCAATCTCGACAGCAACCACCATCCACAATATCCCAGTAAGTATTGGTGGAACCACATACCCCACAAGCGTCGCCAGGCTCCCATGACGCCTTATCACTTCTATTATCAGAGATTGTATGGCTCGTACTGCTTTGCTCCTGGGGCATGATCTTCTGCCTTTCTTTTAGCATCTAATGCCTCGAAGAATGTTGCACCTGACTTCCACCCGCATTCGCACTCTGCCCAATAAACCCTCATCTTCCAACTATCATCATGCCGTGTGTATAAGCGAAAAGTGTGCTTGCTGTCGCTATCTTTGTCTGGCATCACTCCCTACGCTTGGGCTTGAAATACTTTAAGCGTCGATACATTCTGTCGGCATCTTCTGGCCAACAAGCGACACCTTTAACCCATCTGACTTTTACCCCACACCATGCGCAATAATCCTCTCCAGGTCTTGCATGATGGCCTGTCGCTGACTCTGGACAATTACTCATCAATACCGACACTGTTTATTTTGTCAGGCCAAATCCGAATGAATGCCTCGCCAAAGTTTGGCTTAACGCCAATCTCAACAATGCGTCCAAGATTAGTTCCACCGGATGTCATTGCAAGAGCCTGGCCTCTGATTTCGAGCATTCTTGGCCGCCATGGATCAAGTAGCAAGTCATCAATAACTATTGCTGCCCAGCCTGTATCCTTAACGTCATTAAATCGCTTAGTCTGTAGTACATGATGTCCACCAACGTCAATCGTTCCTAATTCATAGTTGTAATTGAGCGTTGTTGGCACAACATGCGGGATGCCATCTAAACCAACTGTCGCGATGCGCCCAAGCAATTGGCTTTCAAGATAAGCGATTTGCTTATCAGTCAGCTTTGTCATTCTGGATCAATCACCCACATTCTATTGACTTCTATCTTTCGCCCAAAGGTTTTATTGCGGTATCCGTCAACAACGAGCAAGTCATGATCTAGTCGAATACGCATCACCAAATCCTTTAAGTGAGGGAACTTCCAGCGATTAACACGCACGTTTATCTCATCTGTGTCGTCGTAACCATGCATAACAACACTGCCTGATAAGTCTGGGCGCTTAATTGAATTGGGGTCTAAGTCTGTGCCATATCGTGATCGGTGCTCTTCAAAAATATCCTGCAAGTTTCGCGCGTGAATCCTGCCAACCCACACAACAGGTATTGAGTCATAACTCCAGATGACATTGCCATTCTCATCATAGAATTGAACGCCAATATCTAGCGGTAAATCCTCTGACTTATGCGAGGTAGCAGGCAACATTACCCCATAACTATCGATCAATTGGCCATTACGCAATAGTTGCCGAGTCTCATTCAACTTATCGCGCAATGCGCTAATACCAAACGGATCGACGCTCTTTCTATTGGTCCATGTTTTAACCACTTCTAGTTTCTTTGGGCCAATTCCTGGCAATCCACCGACATCATCGATGCCCCAGTTTTCCCCACGTTCCCAAGCAACATCTCTATCGGCAACCATTAACAATGCTAGCGATTCGCCAATGCCTGGCATCTGTGCAAACCCTGGGAGAATACCATCACTATTGACTGCCCATGTCATTTGCGATAGCTCTAAATCTGCGCCAAGTATCGACACTGGCTTACCATTACCCCGCTTAACGCAGAACTTTTGATCTTGCGCATCACGCATTATCGCTTGCCATTTGTCTTTGGGTAGCTTTCGCAATTGCGCCGCGTAGAATTCTCGTGGGTGATAGGTCTTGAAGTACATACTCCAATAGCCAAGCAAACTGTATGCAACAGCGTGTGCAAAGTTGAATGTATACTGTCCAGCAGTCATCATTCGCTTAAAGATAATCTCTGCCATTTTCTCATTGATATCGACTGTTGCCGCGCCTTCTACAAACCTTTGCCGATATGCATTGAATGCTGCCTCACCATATTTCCATGAAACAATGCGCCTGATTTGCGCAGTGACGATCCAATCGAATTGGCCAATCTCTCGGCATATCGAAAGTAGTTGTTCTTGGAAGATAATCTGGTATTTTGTTTGCTCGCAAATACGAGCCATTATAGGGTTGTATGTCCAGGCATTTCTTGGCTCGTCTCGATCCCAGTTTCCCCATTTAATGCTGATGTAATCGAGCGTTGTTCCTGAGTGATATGGTCCAGGTCTTGATAATGCGTTGATATCGATAAGCTCAAGAAAGTTATCTGGTTTAAGCTGAGTGACAACGTTACGAGTAGTTCTGCCTTCATATTGGAATATGCCTCTAACATCGCATCGACGAAATGCGTCAATAATTCGCTCGTCATTAGTTGGGAGTCTATAGAGTTCATCTAATGTCATGCCTCCAACTAGCTCCATGCAATTCTTCAACATCCCCAATGTTGTAAGGCCAAGAAAATCAATCTTCATCATGCCTAGGTATTCAGCATCGCGCTTATCGACAGACAGCACCGATAGTTTGCGCTTTGGCCCACCAGCGACTCTAGACTTTAGTTCGCGGGTGTATAGCGCGACCGTATCCGTTAATGGTGCTTCGGATACAACTAAGCCAGCACTATGGACGCCAAAGCCTTTGAGATTCCCCTCTAACGGTAAGGCTTTCTCTAACTCTGGATGCTTGTCCCAGATGGCTTTGGCCAAAGGGAATTGCTCGACAGTGTCCATCAATGTCTTTGTTGCTCGCGAGTCTGCGTTAGTGCGATCAATGATGAATTCTTTAAATCGCTCGATATCTAATCTGGGCAATGAATGAACGCGCGCAACGTCATCAATCGCGTTGCGACCTTTCCATGCCGTATACGTGCCAATGTTGCCGACATGGTCGCGACCATATTTCCCCATCAAATACTGGCGAATCTCATCTCGACGTTCATCATCAAAGTCAAGATCAATGTCCGGCAGGTCCATGCGATTAGGATCAATAAAGCGTTCAAAATACATCTGCGGATAGAGCATGGGGTCGATTTCTGTAATGCGCAATAGATACACAACAAGGCTGGCAGCGGCACTACCGCGTGCTGGACCAACGAGTATGCCATTATTCTTAGCCCATCGGACGACATCGGCCAACATTAGAATTGAATCGACGTAATCCTTTTCGATAATGACATCCATTTCTCGTTTTAATCGAGCAACATAATCATCGCTTGTTGTATTGGGTGCTAAGTGCATTGTCATATCGCGATGTCGCCAACCATCACGCAACCATTCCCACATTAAATCAACAGCCGAGTTTACCCCAGTAGGCAAAGGGAATCGCATGCGCTCTGTCTTGGGCAAGATCACATTGCAACGCTCGGCAATCTCTAACGTTGTGTCTAATGCAGCAACGCATTGCTCATGATTTAAGCCAGTCACTTTCAATCGTCGTCCGATTTCTTGCCTGTCAAGCAATGTCATCGGTACGTCATAATCCCATTCGGCCTCTTGCTGGTCAACCGTTTTCTTACCCGCTGCTCCACCGCGCGCTATTGCGTGAATCAATGGATGCATCTCTTGATTATCGAGTCGCGGGTAATGCGCATCAAGCGTGACCACTAAAGGAATCCCCAGTGTTTCCGACACATTCGCAATCATCTGATTGAATTGCTGCGTCTTTGGTAGCTCTGGAAATGCCTGTACTTCGAGGTAATATCTGTCGCCGAATTTGTCACGCATTGATTCTGCGATTGTTAGTGCTGTCTTGATTCCACCACCCACAGCGACATCTTTTCCACCAATCGACTTGCAGGCAATCGCTGAGCCGAGACAGCCAGACAGCACGATTAGCCCATCATTATGGGTGAAAAGATTATCGCTAGTGGTAGTCGGATGATAATAAAAGTTTTCCCATGAGCGACTGACAAGCCGTAATAGATTCTGGTATCCGCCCGCATTCATGGCCAATACCCCAAGATGATATTTGTGCTTGCTTGGCTCGTTGCGGGTGTATAACTCACAGCCATATATCGGCTTAAATTCAAAGCCTTCATCGCGTGCCGCTTGGGCAGCCTTTTCAAGTTTTACATGCGAACTAACATTGCCATGTTCCGTTAGCGCTAGAGCAGTTTGCCCCAATTCTATCGCACGATTCACGAATTCTGCTGGCTGTCCAAAGCCATCGCCATACGAGTAAGTCGAGTGCGTGTGAAGCGAGACAAAGTCATTTCGCATGATTCTTTCCTTTGATTCGCTATTGCCTTTGAGATGGGCTGACCAACTGGGGGTTTAGAGTCAGCCAGCCCATCGGCCATTTAGCTAAGCGTTCTCGCCTGGGACTTCTGTCGCATCACTAAAGGTGAAAATGATGTCCAGGAAAATCTCTTCGCCATCTTCATCGAAAGTGCCAAGGTCATTGTCGTTAATAACCTCTTCGATTGCCGAATTGACGTTGTTGGGGTTTAAGCCATTGCCTGGCTCTTTTGGGTTGCCCTCTTCATCCACTGTCTCGGCAACACCAGTAATCGTGAAGTTAAACTTAGCCATTGCGACTGCCTCCCGCTTTAAATGGTTTTAGAATGTCCTGCCTTCTGTGGGTGTTCCCTCGCCCCAATCCCTAGACATCACCTCCAGCCAAGGGAATTCAGCACCGCGCAATATTGGCATCATGTTGTAGTGAATTGCTGCTCGCATGCTTGGCACAAAGCCCACACGTTCGCGCATGTATTGCTTGGCATTGTCGCCTAGTTGCTTATATGAGCCGTGGACGTAATCGAATAGCATTTCTTGCGTGACAACAACAAGCCTTGCCTGTAAGGCGAAAACGACTTGATTCATGGGCGCGCTATCAGGCAGCAATGGCGGAATATCATTCGTAAACATTACTAGTCCCACGATTCATCAGAGTCCCAGCCAATCTTTTGCACTGCTTTGATGTTCATTCCGATGTGATCATTAAGGTCCCACATCGCCTCCTTGAATCGAGTTTTCCCATGTAAATAAGGGTTTGAGTGATCAAGCGTCACAAACTTGTACCACGGTTCAACTCCGAAATGATCTTGGATGTCTTTGACATCGGCTTCTACATTCTGGGTATAGTAAGCCATGTGCGAGACTCCACCGCTTCTGATGTCATGCGGATAATGCACAATGGGTCGCCAGTATAGAAGCTCGTATTGGAAGCCAGGGATGATGTCGAAATTGAAAGCGAGCACGGCTGTTACATGCTCATCAGATTTGATTGGGCCAGTCTGAATACAGTAGTCAATTGCCCAGTTTTTAAAGCCAAACTTCATCCATTGCAATCGAGTGTTGCGCCATGTATCAAGTTCTGTATGCACAATCGATACCTGATTGAATGCCCCAGAATTGATTGTGTCAATGATGTTCATTTACCGCACCTAACTTCGACAATGCTTCCAGTCATTGCTAATGGTGCATCGTAAAGCAACCATAGCGCGGTCTTTGCTACCTCATCCTTGTATGCCATGCGCCCCAAAGGATTGTTGTTGAAATCGGCTCTGATCTTCGATTGCTCCCACTCGCGTAGCTCGCCAATACGTATCAAATCCTCATCTGTCATTGGGGTATCGTCGATTACCGTTGGCCTAACGCCAGTAATAAACCAGTCTGGCGCTAGCTCGCGTGCAGCGACTTTTATTGACATCTCTAACGCTGCCTTGCTGGAGCAATAGGCTGCTGTTGTTCGCATTGGCGTTATTGCTGCCTCACTAGTAATAACGCACATTCGCACGGCACCTTGCGAATTCATCAAGCCTTTAAGCACGTTGTAAAAGCCAAAGACATTGACGTTGTAAATCTCTTTCATTGCTTCCACGTCTTGATTGCGAATAAACTCAAGCTCTTTGTATCCAGCGCAATAAAACACGTAGCCGAATGCGCCAAACCCCATGGCCATATGGTTTGTTAGAAACTTTTCGATGCTATCTGGATCGGTAACATCGAATGCCTCTGGTGGCGGCATCCAGACTTTTTGATAACGCGGATCATCGCCTAGAATTTGCCTGAATTCTTTCCCAACGCCATTTGTTGTACCGCCGATGATAAGCAGATTTCCCCATAATCTACTAGCTGTTTTCTGTGTCATCAGATACACCCAAGACCCTATCCATCGATGCGATTGTTAGAAAACAATGCCCCACTAAATCAAGGAGAATCTCCCTAGGCTGCTCACCCCGCAATTCTTGATCATCCCATATTGCTCGCTTTAGTTTGCCAACCTTGCGGTAGATATCGACAAAGGCACCCTTAGTTCCCAAGCGATTCGCGTCATCGCCATAATCGACATTCTTTTCGGCGAACCTTGCGCGCCATTCTGGCAACAGACATTCCACGATGTATTCAAAATCGCTATCGCCTAATTCTCTTTGCCTCATCGATTAATCCCCTGATTGTCTCGCGAGCTTCCCATAAATCTTTAACAGATCGGTAGGAATCACTGGGCCTATCTCGATTGTGCAATCGCTCAATCAAGATTGGATAGAGTCCAACTCTTGTTGCTTGCGCGCACATTTCTGGTAAGTCATCGAGCACGCAAACGACATTCTCTGGGGCAACAATCTTAGCTAGTTGCCGATACTTGTAATCGCCATAAATCGCGTTGTTGTATTTGATATGGCGACGTTGCAGCCAATGTCTTGTATCTGGGTCCATCGTGTCTAATCGCAAGTATGGTCTGCTCGTGCATATCCAGATAGAAACACCCATGCTTGAAAGGGATTTCGCTAACTCTGGCGCACCCTCATACATGGGCATACTTCGCTTCATACCGCCAAGCCTATAAGCTAATTTTATCTTGCGATAGGTGTCTCGACTAATGCCCAACGACGAATAAAACTGAAACTTACTGGCACCATTCGGCCAACCCAATTCAGGCGTCATTTCGACATCGCGGCCTAACCACAATGCAGCGAATTGCGTAAAATGGGTGTAGTGATCGCCCAATGTGCCATCAATATCGAGCGCCACTATTGGCGTAGTCACAACACCCCAAGCGCCATCTCGAATGCGTCATGGGAAAGAATGCCCTTTTGCCATAAGCCATATCTTCCAGCACGCACAATGTACGGCCAGCAATCGCAATTCGTTCTAATCGGCTTAATGACTGGCATAACGCCGTGTGGCATGAATTGATTTATTGCAGCACCAGTCCACTCGGTATTCGCATGATCAAAGATAATCGATGTGCGATACCAGCCTGTCTGTCTTGGATGTGTGGCATCGAATAGATTGCCATTGCACAACACAACATGCCTTGTGCCGTAACGCTCTTTGTTGCGCTCGATATCCCCACCGTGCCAAGTGTTATCTATCCAGACTTTAACGCTAGTGAACACATGGCGTTCGCGTTGATAACACAATGACTTTGCCGGTATCGTGGATATGATCGTGTCGTATTTCTCCATGGCATGTAACAGGTAATCTTGATCGATTACCTCGCTGATTATCATGGCTTGATACTTCTTCCAGAGCCTGTGGTAAGCCTCGCGAATAGACCATGCTTCATGAAAGCCCTGGAATAGTTCTGGACTTACCGCGATATCCTCATCGGCATCATCGCCATAGACTTTCGTCCTATAATCGTTGATGTTTCCCTGGAGGACATAGGAAAGCTTGACCGATGAATTCAAGTCAAGCTCTGGGATAGTTCTATGCATGTATTGCGCGCCAAGCATTGATGACTTGCGTTTGTTGCTAATTATTGTGACACTGCACCCCACTAACTTTGCTGCGTGAGCAGCCAGCAATCCCGCTGGTCCACATCCAAGAATTGCAACCTTATTCGGCATCTGTTTAGCCTTAATTTCTAACGATGGTCGTGTGTGTCATACACTCTTTTCTGATGAAAGCGATCATGGAATGCTTTCAATAGAGATAACCCAGGATCATCCGATGATATTGGGGTTTTGATGTCTGGCAGCAAGTTATGGAATGTGTTCGCATGCCTGGCAAATTCGGTATCTAGCATTTCTCTTGCTGTTTGAAATACTGGCTTGCCATCAATGATGTAATCGAATTTGCCGTCTGGCGAGGGTTGCGGACCATACGTCCATCTATCCGTATCAACCCTAGGCCACCAGTCGCAGATACCTGGATCATCATTGGCGAATAACCCACCGTACCATTCGCGGTTACGACGTATCATCGCCGCGCGATTACTCTCATGAAATTTCTTATGGCCCCACCACCATGGAAACTTTAGTTGACTTGTCGGCAACAGGGAATACCCCATGAGTTTAAGGGTTTTGTTGTACTCGACTGCTAGGGAATCAACGTCGTTATTAACCGCGCACCATTCCATATTAACCGAGTGCGCAATACACGCGAGTAAGTCATCACTAGTAATCCACATTGTGACTCCTGGATGCCATTGCCAGCCTTTCGCTTTGCCGCCAATGGTCTCCAGAATAGTCATCGCGTTATTGCGCTGAATGGTTAGATCATCCTCGCTCAAACACGTTGTGTTGAGCTTGATATCGTCGTATGGGGTAAAGATTCGCATCATTAGAACGGTGGGTCTCCACCAGTAACGTGCGAGTCGCCATCTGCCCAAGGATCGTCGCCACTATTCCACGCATCGTCGCCAAATACATCATCGCTGGATTCTGGTAACAGAGAATCCTCATACGCAGTAGCACTTTCGCTTGCGTCGATATCTTCTGTCGTTACCGTGCCAGGCAATGGCGCAAGATTCTTGATTCCCATACGCTCTTGCCCTTTGTACCTCTCAACTACGCTGTTGATTAGCAGATATGTTTTGCCAGGACGAGCCGATCCAATGCGTGTGACATTGCCCTTATCATCCGTATCAACTGCTGACTTTGCGCCAGTACCTAGCGCGGTAAACAATTCCTTCATTTTCCACGCTGTGCTTGCCTCATTGGTAATGTTGTGAAATGCCGGGCAACCGTTGTATTGCACAACAGATTCTTTCGTAGATTCAAGCACAAACAACACTTTGAGCATCGGCTTCCCAGTGCTCGACTTCACCCACCAGCCTTTCTTGAATAAAGCCTTATACAAGCCGTTTGGCGGAATAGGTCCGTCGTATGCCTGGAATTGCCCGCTGTCTGGCGCGTTGGTTGTGTCGATGATGATTTTGACCATTGCTTAAAACTCCTCTGGATCGTTGTTGGTTTGTGCTTGTGCTTGTGCAGCAGCGGGTATCTCTCGTGGCGCGACTACCTCCGCATCATGGACGTCTGTTGCCGTTTGGGTTGCCGTCGGCGCTGGAGTTTCCTCTTGTTTCACTGGGGATTCTGCGCCTGCTGGCTGTTCGTGGATGACAATCGGCGTTGCGACTGCCTTATTTTTGTTGATCAACTCTTCTATCTGTGGGATTGTCGGATTGTCCAGAAATGGGCCTTGGCCTGGCGTCTTTAGAACGTCGTAACGATCCTTTGCACGGTATGGCCCCATGGTCTGGAAATAGACGCGACGAATTGTTATCGCCTTATCGTCTTTATCCTTGATCGTTCGCTTGACGCCGTGACCAACAACATGCATATATCCCATAGCCTGCTGGGCTAATCCTCCCTGCTTGCCATCGATTGCAGGCAAGAAATATGGGTTGCCGTTAGCATCATCTAAGCGATAAGGCAATGCCGTATACAAGCAATTGATGCTTAGATCATTGAATCGGCGCAGCATGTTTAGCGTTTGATTCTGCACCTTGAGATGATCTTGAATCTGTGGGACATCTGGATCGCGACTTTCGTCTTTGAAATGTGCGATTGCTAGCGCGGTATTCATCGAAAGCTTTTGCATCTCAGTGATGCTATCGAGAATGCACCATTGATATTCGCGTTGACCGCCATTATTCAAAAAGGCGAATCCCTCTTGTAAATCACGCCAATTCTGAATCGGCCAAACATCGGCGGTACTCCCCATGCGCGAAGCAGAAATGGTCCCACGCTCTGTCGCTAAGAACAAAGCCTTGGGACCATTCTGCTTACGCTGGTCGGCAGTACCCGCGAGCACAGTCTTACCCCAACCTGATTCAGCGATGATCATCATATTGATTGATTCATCCCATGATTCAAGACTGATGATTGCTTCTGGAAGATCGACCATTGCTAGAGTTTCTCCTTATTTCGCTGGGGATTTAAGCTTACGCCGATCGCTGATCTTCATCAATTCTGCGAGAATCGCCAGAAATGATTTCGATTAGCTTGCTTTCGATTTCCTCAATGCGATCACTGATGTAATCGAAATCAACCTTAGTAAGCTGACGCCTGCCGTAATCGTGAGCAACTCGCTTTTTGAATTGCCCAAGATCACGCAAGCCCTGAGTAGTCGCTGACAACATGACTTTCACCTCCCTCCAATAGATTCATTTGATAGACCTTTTCATTAAGCGCTGGGTCTCTGAGCTTCCTTGCTATGATGCGTAATTGTTTCAAACGTCTAGGCCACTCTGGGTGATTCCACTCGTGATACTTGCTGCCATAGCCCAATGCTTTAGCCTCTTTGTAAATCAGCATTCGCACCATTGCATATTGGCCGTTAGTCAATTCAAACTGATTCACGACGTGCTCTTTCTAACGCACGGATTCTTTGTTACAGGATCTTTGTGCGGGTAAAGCTTGCCATACTTTGTAAGCGAAACTCGCTTGCTACAATATGGGCATTTTGCAGTCTTTGGCTTTTCTGCTGTAAACATTTTTTACGCCTCTTTCATTGCTATGCGATGATCGCTGTATGGATCGCGCTTGTTATACATGGCATCTCGGTATTCTTGCCAATCGTCTCCAGAGCCGTGAAGCTGGCACATCGCAAAGAAATCACAATCCCACGAGCAATCTTGCATTGCTGTTTTCGTTATCCCTAACTCGCCATTGCGATAAGCGAGCATTAGCTTTACGTCATTGACAATTTCATTCTTTGTCATCTGACGTTGCCTATCATTGCGCCATACTGGATGCCGCATAAATCGAGCCGTACCTTGGACCTTGCTTATTGATCCGTCTTTATTCAGATATTGCCCGCGTTCATTGCGTAGCCTGTCATCAGGCATTGCTTTGCGAAGAAAGTTGTACGTGATGCCTTCTAGCTTTTCATTGGGCTTCATAATCCCTTGAAATTTAAGGATATTCTCGGCCACCATGAAATACGAGCTTGCTTGCGTGTCAAGTTCGAGGTAGCCAATGTTGGGCAATTGCAATGCTGTCTTATGCTCCATCAGCCACAATTTCCCTGTTGCCGTATCACGGTAAACGCCATCGAACGTACCAGCGTAAACAATGCGTCTGCCGAAATCGGCTTTGATTAATGCCTGGAATTGTTGCTCTGTTGCGATGACGTCCCATTCTTCATCATCGCCGTATTCTTCGCGGTAAGAGTCAAGCATCGCAACGCCCATGTCACGCGCATTAACCCATTTTTCTTGATCGATCAAGCCGTTACTATTGCGAATGAATGTCTCTTCACGACCAACAAAGCGCATCCATGTTTCTGCTGGATCAGTGCCTCGCTTGCTACCCGCTTGATACCATTCTGCGAGCGCTACATGGATGCCTGCACCGAACCAAAGTTTATTGTTAATCTCCTTTGGTACAAGGCCATTTCTCCATGCCCACCACCATTTCTGCGGGCATCGATGCAACGCAGTGCGCTCGCTAGTCCGCACAATGATTTCGTTATTCACTGTCATTCTTTATCTCTTCCCAGAATGCAGCAATCTCGATTTCTTCCTGTGTGTCTGGGCGTGTGCGCTCGCGAGCAACGCTAAGCATTGCAACGCTGATAACGCAGCTAATGACTAACAGACTCGCCTCAATCAATAAGCCCATTAGTTCAATCTCGCTTTTCTGTGTCGGCGGATATCCTCAGCGACCGCGTGAATGTACTGGACGAAATCTTCATCTAATATCAGAGTGATAATTTCGCCATCATCAGGCAATCGCATTTTGCCATCATCGCCCAGCATGTTGATATGCCCGCAGTCAGTGCAAATGACGAAATCGCCTGGCTGCATTGGGTGAATCTCGCACGTTTCATGCTCCGTGCCGCATGCCGCGCATGGAAGCGTACTCATGCTGAATCATCTACCTCGATGTTTTGGCCATGCGTTAACAGCATTTGGCGGATAATGGCAAGCCGTAGTTCACCCTTATCATCCTTGGACATTCTGCCCCAGGCTGGGATTAGATATCCCTCGCGATAGACGTAACGTCGCTTTAGAATATCCCCACTACGCCCACTAATCGTGCGATAACGCCTGCTAAAGCAACGCGAGCAGCGCAAGATTTCTTCGATTAGCATGGACCTGCGATCAATCGATGCATCATAAGCACGCCATGAATGCCCCCAGTCACGACATTCTTTAAAGCTCTGCTCCATGTTGGCAATAACGACGCTAACGTCAGCCTGCTGGACAACCTTTAGATGATTGCTTCGCTTAGCCATTATGACGCCTTCCGAAAGACTTCTGGATGCCTAGACTTAACGTGTCCAGCTAATCCGCCACCAGCTTTAGCAACAAAGCCGCAACCCTTTACTGGACAAGGCTTCGGCGTGTCCTTGCGCGTCTTTCGCTGCGCTGGCTCGCTTGCGATTACCTCGCTCGTGATTTCCCTTGCTACCTTGGGTGAAACTCGCTTCGGCTTGGCGTCTTGCTTCGGCTTAGCATCTGGCTTAGCGCCAACGTCCAGCATGCATTCAAGCACTGGGCTTACAAGACTGGCGAAATGCTCTTGACATAGCATCAATTCTCGCGTTGTGTTTTTGATGCTTAGTACGCCAGTCCAGGATGATTCGACTTCCTCACCCTTAGCATTATGCACATCGCATAATTCCTGGACGATGATTTTTCTTGGCAACTTAGCCATCCTCCCTGTTGCGCCTGTCTGACAGCCACAAAATGGCTCCCCAGATAATGAATGAAATCATTAGCATGATTGCTACTAACAACTTTCACCTTATTCTATTGGGGGATTTAGGGTGCGCCTGTCCAAAACGCACCCACTCCCAAACCCTACTAAACATACCTACTTACTAGACAAACCCTACTCCCCTAGGGCAAAAAGGTATAGGTCCGTTACCGAACCGTTACCTTTTACCTGATACCTCCAATGATTGCCCGAATGTAATTATCGACGCCTCGCCTACCGTCAAGAATTGCTTTTGTTATGGCTTCCTTTCTCCCTGTTACGTCACTGATGTATTCGTCGATAGTGTCCTTACACTTCAAGTAATAAATCGTGACTTGATGAATGCGACTAACGCGGTGGATACGATCTTCCAATTGCTCTTGATCGTCAGGCGTCCACGTTTCGTCAATGATGACAAGCTCATCGCAATAGGCATCGAGCGTGATTGACACGCCTCCAGCGGTAGTGTTCATGAGCATTACGCGCGGTCCACCCGCTGCTTGCCAGCGACTAGTAACCGCTACCCTCTCAGATTCCCTTACTTCACCAGTAATCTTTAGAGTTTCAACGCCGATTGAAGCTAACCATTCTTCGCAAGAATTGATGACTTGCGTAAACTGGCTTGCAATAACAATCTTGTTTTCACCCTGTCGATCATCCTTTGGACCTGCGATGCCACGCTCTTCCAGCATCTCCAAAATCACCGATGCCTTACCGCTATGAATCGGCTCAAACATCGCTACTGGCTTAGGTGTCTGTACGGCTCGCCATGCGCAATTAGAGAATTGCTTTAAGCGAGTTATAACCGCGAGGATACCCACAGCGCTAAGGGCTTCATCTTCCATGTCGATAAGCTCAGCCATAGCCTTATCGCGCATCTGCACATACATTCGTTGCTGAGCGTCGGTCATATCGCAATACACCGTAATACGCTGCTTTGGCGGTAGCTCTTTTACAACTTCTGCCTTAGTGCGGCGCAGCATTACATCATCCAAGGATTTGAAGAATTCCTTTTCAGCGTAAGGCTTAACCTCACCGTAGGTAGTTCCCCAGCCGCTGTTATACATGACTAGGTATCTTTCAGCCCACTTCCAAAACGACGGATATTGCTCTGGCCTAAGCCAATGCAACGTACCCCACAGATTCTTAGGCTTACCCCGCATCGGTGTACCTGATAGCGCAATTTTCACGCCATCATTTGCAAGTTTAAGTCCAAGGATGCCTTTACCTACTTGCGTGACATCCTGCTTGCCTTTCACGCCGCTAAGATATTTGTGACTCTCGTCCAAGACAAGAGCTTGAAATTCTAGCTCGCATAAAAGCTGGTACTTTTTCTTTGCATCTCGCACCATTTCGGGATTCACCACTAGAATATGTGGCGATTCAGGGTTATCCAGATAGTGTTCAACCCACTGCTGGATGATTACCCCACGTGCATAAGCGGAATCTCGCTTCTGTGGCACACCAATTACGGTGTACGCATCAGGCGCGTACTTTTTAAGCTCAGTATCCCAGACAGGACGTAATGACGTTAGCGGAGCAGCAACTAGGATCAATCCTTGCCAACAATCGGCTTCGATCAATCCAGCTATTGCCTCTAACGTCTTGCCCAATCCTGGCTCATCCGCGATTAATGCTTGCCTTTGTTTTGCAATGAATTTCGCACCGACTTGCTGATATGTGCGCGTAGACATTGCTTCAACTAACCGCTGATGATTACCTAGCTTATCCAGTTTGGCTTCGCCAGCTTTCACCATCTCTGCAAGGGCATTCTCTTCTGCTATGGCGTCACGCGCCCAAGCATTGAGTTTCTTACCAATCTGCAATTCCTTATCGAAAAACTTTCGCAGATTACGGCACATATCAAGGGATAATGGCATATGCCAAAGTTCCCTTTTCTTGTCCCATCTTGCACCTAGGCGCCTAAAGTAATACTGATTACCGTAGGGTGTCTGAGCCCAGATTTCGCCATTGAAGATTTCGACCTTAACGATTCTTTCTGGATCTACGTTGTCGTCAGCCACGATTATCACTGACAAACAACTTGCTGATTTGGCAGATGCGCAAAGCACATTTGCCATCAACGTTGACCCAGATTACCTTGCCATCTTCCCTGAATTCGACTTCTACGATGTCGGGAGCAGTAATATCTAGCATCCCTTCACTGTAGTTATATCGTCCAGGTAATACTGGCTCGTTATTCATTCAGTGCCTCCCAACACTAAGGTCTGACTATCGATTTGATAGCCATGAAAAGCAGCAAACTAGTTGCTGCTAATCATGAACATCATTCGTTAGAAAACGTCATCTCCAGAATCAAGCTCGCGCAATAATTCGCGCGCACGCTCAACACGCGCCTCCATTCTGGCTCGCTGCTCTGCTAATTTTGCCGCTCGGGCCTTGTCTTTCTCCAAATGCTCTTCTGCCTCTTTTGCAGTCATCGGCTTATAGCGCTCTGGATCTATGTCTGCCGATATCTCGAATAGAACATCATTCGCGACGATATCAGCAGGCACATTTGTGCTCCAGAACCAATCGCCTTCAAGGCCATTAAGCAATAGCACGACTAGCGCTTTTTCAAGCTCATTGTCATACGCGCCTTGGGCTTGCAGACTGTTGTAAACCTCCGAACAACGTTGCTGAGCCGAACCGTTAGGCGCGTACTTTTGCAAAATCCCCAGTAACGCATAGGCATTTTCATTCATCGGTCATACTCCAGACGCTTGCCTGAGCCTTTAATGCGATCGTTGGCAGCATCAATCAATTGATATATCGACTTGCCAGTCATCTGGGTATACGCTCGCGCATACCCTTCTAACCAACCTTTTCGATATTCAGTCGATTGATCGAATCCAGCAGTCATCACGATTAACGAGATGGTTTGAGCGAATGTTTTTTCGATCAATCCATTGATACCCGTTCTATCGGGAGTATCTGCCCGCGACTTGTTTGGAGAGCCATACCACGATTCATTGGCGAATTGATCTTCGCCATAGTTCCCAGTGATGTGGCGGTCCAGTGACTCTTGCCATCGTTCCATGTGCGCCTCCCTGACGCTATTCTGATGGTCTCATCAGACAAGCATTTAGCTTGTGACACCCTTACAAAATAAGGGTGTTTCGACCTTAGATCGGCAACGATCGATCATCCGCGCGCATGATATCCGCATAGTTATCGTGAATGTATGCATGAATACGTGACGCCTCATGCGTTGCATCCGCGATGACATCGTCCAGAGTGCTTGCCCTGACGTTATCGGCACTTCTGCCATTCTGCATGCCGCTAGCGCGAATAGCCTCTTGAATAAAGGCTAACTCTTCGGCGTCCAATGAAATCATCGTTGTGACGACAACTTCATTCTTGAAGCTTGCCATTGTGCCTCCCAGCACTAGTGTTTCTGATGGTCTCATCAGCGCACGATTAACGCGCGGACACCCTTACGCTTAAAGGGTGTTTCGACCTTTCGCGCATAACAAAAGCGAGCCAACCCAAGTTAGGCTGACTCGCTTTTGCTACGCGACTTTTGCAGAAAAGCCTTTAGAATGCTGGCTCTTCTTGGGGTGCTGGCTCTGCGGGAGTCTCTGCGGTAGCAGCTTCGCCCGCTTGTCCAGCAGCCATTTTCGCCTGCAATTCGCGGACACGCGCGGCACGTTCGGCGTAACGCTTCGCCTGCGCTTCCAGTTGCTTCATCCGCTTTTCGTCCTTTGCCAATTGCGCGGCAGCCTCTTCTGGGGTTGTCGGCAAAGGCTCTTCCTTTGGACGCGGTCCCGCTGCTTCCAACTCTTCCGAAAGCTTGATGAATTCATCCGTCTTTCGGAAGACCTGATAAAGCGCCTGGCAAGCAACGATAGTCGCCATGTCCATGGTGTACTTTTCGTTGCTTTCGCGATTGATCCAATTGGCAAAGGCAACGTGTTTCGGCGCATTCCAATTACGCTTCATCGCCTTGTCAATTGTCGTCGCGAAATCGGCGTCAACTTCTGTCGCCTCTTCGGTGTGATCCGCTTTTGCTTCGGTGCTCGCAGCATTAGCAGCATCGGTGCTCGCATCGGTGCTAGGTGCATCGGTGCTCGCGATGTCGGCAACGTCTGTCATTTCCTACCTCCCAGTAGGTTCTAGCTAGCCTGTCTGACTAGCTCCTATCAATGCTGACACTAGCGGTTAGAGTGCTAATCCGCTAGACCTTATCGCCAATTTTTCTAGCTCATTTTGGTCTCGTCAGTGTGCGCGTTACGCACAGACACCCTTTGTTACTAAGGGTGTTTCGACCTAGCTTGCTTAGGCTTCTAATGCCGCTAGTAGCTTGCGGCACCTATCGGAAACATTCCCACGATTAGTGCCTAACCGCGTGAATTCCAACGCTTGCATCATCGTTCGATATTCAGCGTTGCTAAGCACAATCACCTTGTTTCCAGTGGCAATCCGCGTTGCCATCACTTTTGCCCTTTGAATATAGGGCATGTTTCCAAGTGTGGCTCAGTGTGGCATTCATACAATGATGAAAGCGCAAATTCATTGGCTTCTAGATAAGCGTTTTTCTCTTCTCCAGAGGCCATGCCTGCGTATTTCTCAGTCATCGCATCAATGTATTTCCAATCACCCTGGCTCATGATGCATTCGATTTCAGCGATCTTTTCGGCTTCTGAGTCATTCGCCCAGGCATATTTCAATAGCCATTCGCGAATTTCTGCCTCCAAGAACACTGGCTTGTCTGATTCATTTTCAGTCATCAGACGCGCCTATCTTCTGGACCGCCGAGCTTCGCAATATGCGCATTAAGATCAGCTAGCGCACCCTTGCGAGTGCGAGCTTTCGTAATGCCCTGTCGCTGTAACGCCTTTAGCGTTGACTGACGAAACATGATGCCCTTGATTTCCAAGTGCAATCGTCCGCGCATGCTCAGCAGTGCGAACATATTGATTTCGTCTGGCGTGTCCAGGATAATGTCGCCATTATCGTTAATCATTTGTGCCTCCCTGACACTTGTAATTGATCTTGCTTATCCTAATCGGATAGGGAATCACCCACATTCCATGGGTAATTCGCAATCGGATTAGTTGTCAGCTAATGCCTTGTCACCCTCAATAGCGCCAACTAGCAGCGCATCAGAAAGCGAGCAATAACGTCCAACAGCGGTTAGCGTAACCGAACCGTCGGAATTCCAAGACATCTTCGATAGTGTTGCCGTAGCGTCACCATCTCTCTGAATTACAGCATGACTTTCGCCGTAATAGATTATGCCTTTTTGCATTTTGTGCCTCCCATGACACTGGTATTTCTAATTTCTGATGGTCTCATCAGTGACGCATTAAGCGTCAGACACCCTTACGAACAAAGGGTGTTTCGACCTTTCACCAATCGTATTTTTTAGCGCAGATTGGTCCAATACCGCGTGCAATCGACTCAGGATCGGTTAGCGGACTACCGCAAATACCGCATGCGCCAACCTGCATTCCAAACGCCTGACTCGCAAGCGCAGGATCTTTTACGATTTCCGCGACAGCAAATCGCCAATCGGCAGCGCTAACGCGCGTGTACCGGAAATCGCCAGGGCTTCCAAGAACCTTTTGCACATAACGTCTTCCGTTATTGCGCGAGGTAGTAACCCTAAAGAAACGCCAGGTGTTGTCAGTACCGACAATCGCGTAACGACCATCGGGAATCGTGTCAGGCACAATCCAAGAAGTTGCCTTCTTAGGCATGCCTAAAAGCTGCTCAATAATCGTGCTAGCAGCAACGCGATCCAGATTTGGCCGTAACTCAGCGAGCTTTATCACGTAGTCAGCGGGTATTTCTCTACCCTCCAACAGACTATCGATAAAAGCGCTCTGCTTTTCGGTTACATCAGCCATTGTGTTTGTGCCTCCCATGACACAGTGCAATAGAGTGACTATTGCTCATCTCATCAGACAAGTAACTAACTTGTGACACCCTTATTTCGTAAGGGTGTTTCGATGTTTGGCTATCGATACGTAACGCCGTTATGTATCGCGAATTCGCCGATTTGCGACTGTCGCGCAATCTCGGTAATTGGCCACCATGTCTCGAAGCCGTTTACCAACGTGACTCGCACGTAGCAATCTCTGACGTCATCGGGACGCGGCGAATCGTTGTCTCCAGAAAGGTAGCGAAGCGTACCCTCTGCGATTTCACCGCCCGGCATGTATCGCCTGACTTTTGCGTTATGCATAAGCGCGCGCATGACATCAGCTAAGCCGTAAACTTCACCTGGCGTTAGCGGACCATGATTTTTAGACATTGTGCCTCCCTGGCACTCACTGCGAAGCGATCGCAGGAAAATCTCATCAGGCAAGTAGCTAACTTGCGACACCCTTATTTCGTAAGGGTGTTTCGATCATGCGCTAACAAGCGCTGCAAGCATGGCTTCCAACTCAGCGATCAGTGACGCAGTGTCAGAAGCGGTAACCGTGACTGTCTCAGTCGCAACAGGCGCGGTCTCCATGGTGGCAGCCTTAGCAAGCTCGCGAGCAGCCTTACGGGCCGCGCGAACCTTGATACGGTCGCACTTGGCAGGCACTTCCACGCCCGCCATCTTGTGGCAAACCTTGCAGCCAAAGAGTCCAGAATCGACTGCCTCAGCGTAAGTCATGCCTGACGTACCCGTTAGACGGTACGTTGTGAAAACCTCATTGCCCTGGCTAGCGTGAGTCGTCCAGCCAAGCACAACCCCACGGCAGTCATCGAAAAGGTGAAAGTGGTTACCGTTCACACTGTTGATAACGAATGACTCAGGGTTAATTACGGTGCTCATTTTGCCCTCCCAGGCGATAGTTGCTTATCCCTTTGACAAGCAGCCAGTGACACAAGCCTTGCAAGTGTTGCTCTTATGTCCTAGGCAATCTGTCAAACGACAGCTTGCGAAAAACGACCTAGCAGCTTTTGTGTTTCGGGAGGCCACTAGGTCTCGGGAGTCTCTATTTAATGTCTACCCGCAAGGTTAAAGGGTTGATATTCCCTGTACATGCTTGACCACACGAGACAGAATTTACGTAGCTACCGCTGAATGCAACTACCAGCCAGCATGTCGCGTAATCATCAGATAGGCTTGAATCTTGCGATTCCGCCACTTCCCTGCATCCGCGCGACCATCGTTTCAGATGTGCTCTCGATAGGTCACTAGTCAGCGCTTGCGTAAAACTCGCGCTATCAAGGTGCCTTACCCTTGCGAATCTATTTTCTTGTTTTTCGCTTGCAAGAGAATCTTCGCACGGATTCCCAGAAAACCTCAACTTTTGAGGCTCGTTGTTACCAAACCGTGACCATACCGTTATGGAACCGTGACTTAGTGTCCCATATTGCCCTACTTTGTCCGATTCCCTGATTGTCGGCATCGCGTGGACCGTCGGCAATGTCCGATTCCTGGATTGCCTCGATTGCCTGGGATGTCCGAATACTGGGCCTGCCGACGGCACAAGATGTCGCGATTGTCCGTATTTTGGGACCGTTACCTTACGGCGTGACCTTGCGAGATTTGCCGATTGCCGAGCTTGTGAGCCAATCTGAGACATGTTGATCTTGACCTAGTAGGGTCACACCCCGGATTACTTGATCTTGTTAGCGTCGATTCTAGGCGTTCGATAGTTCGCGAAACTAACTATCTCTTGCGATTTCGGCTCGTTGGACCGCCAGACTCCCGTATTTACTGGCCTGTAGCCCTGGATTGGCCGTTAACGAGCCTGAGATGGCCGTAGGCCCAAGATCATTTAGCATGCTTGCAGCCACCCTAGGTACCCCAAAAACTCCAGCCTACGGCGATCTGGGTCTTAACGGCTCTGAGATGGAGTCTAAGCCATGATCTTTTAGCATGGTCGCAACTACCCTCGACACCCCAAAAAAGTCGCTTAGGCTCCATCGACCCTATTTGATCTTGGAATCGAGTTTCGCCTTATTCTATAAGCCCAAACGAGTTTGCCCTTGCAAAATAAGGGCAAATGGAAAACTAGGCTCGGTGAGGCCCAAGCCTAGTTCTCCTACCATATTTAGTTGTTCTGTTTCTCCTACAGAATTAGTAGACAACCCGTGGACCTTTTGTCTACTAATTCTAGTAGTCCTATAGATAACGTCCAGGTAGCGGAGTGTGGCCTCTGTCCCAATCCTCTTAACCGCGTTTAAATGCATTAATCAATGCGAGGCACCTGGACAAGCCTATTAGTTAGTAAGTAAAGAGATGCGCCCAGTCATCCGACCAACATTGCCCATAAAGCGTTGTCGTCGCTGAGTATTCTTCACGTTGCCATGCCGCGCATGCGTCCGTCGTTGGCTGCTCCCACTTGCCGTCGGCCCATGACGAGCTGGGATTACTAACGCCTGGCACATAGCCCAACTCAATCAGCCTTTGTTGTATGGCCTTCACGTCAGGCTGCTCGTTGGCGTAATAACCACCATGCGATTCATTGGGACCGTTGATATCGCCAAAGTAATCGTTTGGCCCCATATAACTGGGCCATTGTCGATGGAGAGTACCTCCCCCAGACGCTGGTGGCGGGGTAATTGGCACGCCTCCACCGCTAGCTCCCGCAGTAATCACGGCTGCAATTCCCTGTAGCGCTGGGCCATCGTTGCAGTATTGACGCAGAATCGACAGATGGACATGCCACAGATGGGAATCATCCGATGTGCATGGGTAATTGCCCTTGTAGTCATAGCCAATGACGTTGTAGCCATCAGCACTGCCAAAGAATGACCGCGCTGGATTCATTCGAGAATCGTTGGCAGCATTGAGCAATCGTTGGCTAACCGTGTAATGATCGCTTGCACTGTTCCAACTGATGTCAAGCGCGCTAGCAGCTTCTCCATCGCCTTGCTTGTCTTCGGCGTATTGGACACTGTAGTCATCACCGCCGACATAATTGCGTCCGCGATGGTAGCCATAAGTGTGTGCAGAATCGCCGACAATCCCACCCATCAATGCCGATGGAATGGCACTTTGGACCGTGTTGAAAAGGTCTTTGATGGCTTGCGGCGCATACTCACTCATTCGTCTGTGCCATTCTCTGAGTCTTTGTCTTGCGGCTCGTGGCGTTCACTACGCTCTCCATGCCGCAATTCTTTAAACCAATCTGGCGCCTTATCCTTTAGTCGCTCGCGGTCGCCAACATCACGAAATTCAGGCTCTTTGCTTGGCTCTTTGCTGGTCATTCTGCCTCCCTAGGCTATTGGAATACGGTTGCCTTCCGCATCAAAGTAAAGCATGGCTATTTCTGGATAATCACCTTGTACCGCCGATAGAATCTGCTCATCTTGGATGCGACTTGCGATGACTGCGCCATCCTCATCAGCAGCACTATCCGCCATGCCTGGAGCAGAAGCAGCCATACGGATAAAGGTAGAGATGATGGACTGATTGTTGCGCAGGCAGTCTGTCGCCAATGCCTTAATGTCTGCCCGTGTGTCATTGATGTATGTCTGGGATTGCTCGTTAACACAAGCTGAAACTCGCTCGTTGAACTCAACATCTTGGGCAAGATTGGCAATCGCCAGGTACGTCATGATGAACCACCATTCTTGTGATTGTTACTTGTTGGCAATGAGACGACAACGATTGCCAGTCCACCAAGAATCCCAATAGCAGCAAGGATATCTGTCGATGAATCACGGTTCAAAATAAAGACAATGATGGACAACGTCAGCACAGCAACGCCAAGCAAAATCATGATTGCGAGCTTGCGCGTAGGTGTCATGATCACGTCTTGATAATGAAGTTGAATGCTTGGAACGGTGGCAATTCTGATATTGTATCAG